ATTGGTGCTTTTTCTCTTGTTACAGAGAATGTAATTCCTGAAAGTGCACCTATCTCAACGCCACCAAATGTGGCTACGATATCTGCACCCGAGAAAGTTGTATACGTGTTTAGATATTTATTTATTGAATTTGTATCAGAAGCCATTTTTTACCCTCCAATCGGTATTATATATTAACGGCTATTTGAACCTCAATCGACTTTAGTTCGAAAGCAGGTGTAATAATGAGGTCCACAATCGCCTTGTTTTCAACTGGAACATATGTGACGTTAAAATCACTTGCCAGCAAGGCACCTAATAATTGCATTCCTCTGAGTGCTGATGAAATCGCCGTTTCCATTGATGTTCTCATTTGGATGGTCGATGGCTCACCAACAAACTTCTGGCATGATTGACGAACAACGTTCGCTGCTTCATCTACAACTCTCTTAGTGGAGAGTCTTGAATAGTCAGAACCGGTTGCAGCAAATGTGAGTCCGTCACCGAATACTGCAATCTTGTTAAAGTTAAGAATTACTGAGTTTATACCCTTGTTAGCAAGAGCTTCTTGCTGAGTTCTTGTTGGAGCATAACGCATTGACTGAACATTGTATATTGGCTTTGCTGTAACCGAAGAGTATGCGGCAAGTTTGCTCAACGATGCTGCCATTGCGCAGGCTCCGTTTGCATAACCGTAATCATCTCCAGTGCTTGTGCCATAAGATACAGGCTTAATCTCTGTTGCAATTACGCAAACATAAGGGCCGTATTCTTTGAGGTTTGCAACATCTCTGCTTACCAAAGTGCTAAGAGCCAAGTGTGATGCAACTGCTGCTGGTGTCATAACCTCTTTTGTACCAGCATCATATGGCTTAACGCCCAAGATTGAAATGCATGGGTGAATATTTTCTGCAATATTCTTAGTTCTAACAGCTGCCTTGTATACCCAGCTGTTTCCATATGTCGATGAGTTATTGGCGTAAAAACCATACTCTGTATCGCCAGGAGTTGCTGGATCTTCCCAGTCATCAGAATTTCCGCCCCTGCCCCAAGGAACGATAATGTCAGGAAGAACTGTCTCAGCAGCAGCGTATGCAGCGTCAAACATTGCGTCTAATGTGTATCCGGTTGCCGTTACATGAGCGTATGTGTGATCGAAAACAGTTGAGCTTGGAAGTGGAACCAGATAAATTCTTTCCGCACCTGCTGAAATCAATTCCAAAAATGCTTTATGAAGATCCGAACCTTCGCCAAAAGCAGCAATTACATCTTTTTCGGTTGTAGCCAAAACGATGTCAAGGTCACTAACATTCTCAGTGTTATCTGCAGTGTCTCTCTTTGCTATTACAACAATTCTAGGACCTGCTGGTGTGTTTGTGCGCGATACACTATAGAAGCGATCTCTAATGATGGTGGTTACTCCAGGAATAGCCATGTTATCTTTAAACCTCCGACTAAATTATGGGGCATTAATTCTTCTTTTATAGTAACAGATAACTTATAAAAATAACTCAACAACCTAATTTAGATAATTTTTTTATATACTTAATTAAATTCAGGTGTAGCACCAAGTTCTAGATCAATAATATTAATGCTTATATTTTGATAGTTTGGAGTAGCTTGCAATAGAAGTTCTGGCTCATAAGCCATAGCGGTTCTGATGTCAATGGCAATTTGTTCAATAGCATCAGCTTTAGCTGCAAATGTCTTTTCTGTTGTGAGCATGTAGGTTACTGTTCTTTTGTGAATATCTTTAGACTCTCTGTTGACCTCTGAGTCTGCTAATCTTCTTGAATAGATTAACTCTGAAGCTCCTATTTTTTTAAAGATAGGGGTAAATTCCATCATAAAATCTTCAAATGTTTCAATTAAAGATTCGACCAAATAAGCATTGTCTTGGTCGTCTACTCTTGCATTTGGATTTGCGCCGGCTCTATTGCCTGACGGAGCAAGTGCATGGAAAGCTATGACGTTTTGGAATCTTTGTCCATAGATATATATGTTTCCACTGGTTATTTGTCTCATTCTTGGTTTTGGTTCAACTGAATGAGCTTTTCTTAATTCCAAAGAATAAGTTATAATTGCCGAAGTGTCTTCCATTCTTCCGGTGGTTTCACCAGTAGTAGGATCTACATAATTTGGATTGAACCAAGTAAATGATGGATCCGATGGGGATGATGATTTAATTGGAAAGTTTGGAAAAGATTGCTCCCATAAAGATTTAACAGTAGAAATAAATTCTAGGTATGATAGATTGCCCTCAGATTGAAGCGGCTCTGCAAATCTTAATTTTGTATATGCGTCTGTTTGACCAAATCTTGGCCAGCCAACTGTATTTTGTGCCATGCTATGCTCCCGGCCCTGCTGCTAATGATAGGTTTATTTTTTTCAAACCTAATGAAGAAATTATGTTTATGTACAATAAAATTACGCCAGGTTCTGAACTTGATGGTTTTGCATTGAACTCATAGTCTACTATTGTTCCATCATCTTTTAGCTTTTTAAGTAACTGCCTTGTATTATCAATCACCTTATCGTAACCAAATTTACCAATGGAATCATAACCAAATCCTTTTACTGAACTTGATAGATATGAAGCTAATCTCATTTGTGGTAGCTTTGAGAAAATTGAATTGATATTTGCCATTGTATAATCATTGGTTAGATATACTTGAAACGGTTGAGCCCTTCTTGCTTTATTGTTTCTATATATTGTATTTATGCCTATGGCATCGAGTCTATTCATTTCTAGTGAATTTAAATTAGAACCATATACCGACATTGCTCCAGGTATTCTTTTTCTAACAAGACCAAAATTTAATGGATTAGAAACGATAAGACCAGCAACCGCTGCTGCAACTGAGCTGATGTATGTAGAATCTAATTGCGCGTGAGAGAATAAAGCTTCACCATAAACCGGAACAACATATCTACCAGAGTCAGAAACAATATCTCCAGACATATTATAAGTTGTAAACTTATCAGAAAGATTTTGATCATCTTCGATTTCATCAATGTCTGTAGATGTTATGCCATTTGTTTTTGATCCTATAACTCCAATTTGAACATATCCAGTTTCATTGTGGAAATTATCACAATAATCTGCTAATTGAGAAACAAAATCTACTCCACCTGTTTTTATTATAGAAGTTTCCAAAGGAACTAAAACATCAATGAAATCAAGTGCTGTTAGTACTGAGTAAGTAGTGGATAATCTTTCGTAATATCTTTCGTAGAAGGTTTGAAAAACGGGTGTTGCAGATTCGTAGTCTACATAAGATGAAGAAATTAATCTGTTATCTATGTCATCTACATACTCTGTCATTGGAGCGGCAGCGCAGATAAATATACTTCTGGCGCCTGCATCATACGCATCAAATACACCTCTCATGAGAGGGCTATTTATATCTCCATTTAATAATTCAACTGCATGTTGAACAGATCTTATTTTTATTGGACTATTTAATTCTATTCCGTTAGCGTGCCCCACTAGAAGTAGGCTCTGCATATTGGTAAAGTTTATGTCCTCATAAGAAGGCTTGTAAGTAACTACGCTCGATCTATTGCCCATTGGAACGGTAGGAAGCGGCTCGTATGCTAATTCTTTTACTTCAAATTTTGATTCTATTATAATTTGAAAATTATCTTTAACAGTTTTTGCTACTGCAGTATATACACCTGGGTAGGTTCCTTCTGGAACTTTGTAGTTAAAAACAAATTCAGAGTTTTCAGTTCTTTCTATATAGGCGTTTGGATCAGGAGTTGCGTTGGTGTATAGGTAAGAGATTGGATTTCTAATTATTGCAGAAAATCTATTATCGCCTCTTACGATGGAAACTGTTACATCTATTGGTGTAGCGAGTTGTGTCGGATCATAAACTTCACCTAAATCAACAAATAAAAATTTAATTTTTAGTGATTGATTTCTATTTACAACTAACACATTAAACCTGTTTTTCTTTTGTTGCACCAACTGCCCAGAATATAATTTTACCATTTTTACCGCGTCTTGGCGAACATGCATCTATTAAATAGATTGTTTGTTTGTCAAATGTATTTGGTAAATTTTCGTATATTCTATCGCCTTCTTGTGGATTTATTTCTGATTCAAAATAATATACAACCTCTGAGTTAACTGCAATTCCTTCCATCTGCTCCTGGGCACTTTTTGCATTTATTGATCCAGATGAAAATACATTTCTTGTAGTTACTCGCTCCAAAGTATCCCTATAGTTTCCATTGGGCATTATCCTTTGAATGTATACGTCATGACCCCATTCTTTTAATATTTTCTTAAAAGATCTTTCAAGGTTAATCATATCCGCGTATACCTCTGTCCGGCATTGGGTCAGTCTTTAGTGCTGATCTTCTGCTTGCTCCATAGAGATCTCTGTCAGTAAGCCAAACATCTCTATAGGTATCTGGGTCAACAAATCTTCCAGGATTTGATATCTCCAAAGAAGGAAGACCCTTTGGCTGTATGCCTCTTGGACCAGTTTTCATTGCTAGCATTTCTTGTCTGAGTGAAGCTGCGATCTGACACCAAGTAACAGCATTGCCTCTCGACGTTATCGATCTTGGGAAATTCCTTGCCGTTACTGTTAAATCTGCTAGGGTTACAGAAACATCATCATCTCCACCATAGTTATACATTCTGCTCAGATCGCAAGCTACGGCAGCTTTGATGTATTCAATCGCTGCGTAAGCCAACTTTCCAGCTTCATAAGTAGACTTTATTCCATAGATACTTTCTACCTCTAAGGAATGAAAATGTATCAATTCCCCTATTTCTATTAAAGAAGCTTCTGGAAATAATGGAAGTATTTCTTCTGGACTCAGGTATAACGGACTTACGTCGGGGGCAAATGTCATTATTTCATCTGCCTTTAGAGTTATTGTTGGCTTATATTCATCGCTAGAAGTGCTTACATAAAGCTGCTGATTGACCGTGATCGTTGTACCACCAGACATATATCCAATAAATTTAATTTTATATGTATCTGGAGTTGTAGGGGTAAAATCGTAATAATACTCTGAGCCGCTTAATGCGGTTGGAGCAGTAGAAACAACTAGGGTTCCATCATCTTTTTTAATTTCAGCGGTGACAGAGTTTGGAGTAACGGAAATTTGCTCTCCTGTGGATGCATTGATGTCAATAAATTTAACTTTAATTCTTATAGTATCATTGACAAGTACGCTGCTAATAGTCATTTTTTCTCCAATAAAAATTGCAATTTGTCATTTATAGTAGCTTGTTTTAGCCAACTATAGATATTTCGCCAGCCGCCCCAACTGCTATTATTTGAGCGGAAGATATCGCGGACACATCTTTATCTAAGACCTCAAGGGTCAGAATACCGCTTGGGCTCATATCCATGCTTACTATTGCTATGGTTGTGTAGTTAGAATAATCTTCATTTGATGAAAAAGATACTATTATATTATTTAATACAATTGGACTTATAAGGCTTGGTGCCTTAATTATTAAGTTACCATTATACGTATAACTTGAATTATTATAAGTAATATTAGAGTTATATAGCATGGCTCTCCAGGGTTAAGCTAGGCTATATAGTAATGGTTTTATTTTACTGCTTTACAACAATTGTTATGCCATAGAAGAGTGGGATATGATACATGTGGCAGTCGTCTCTAGACTTTATGTCTTGATGATATTCCCATACGGGAGATGCTTGAGTATCATTTTGGTATAGGAAAACGCTATCAGAACTATTTTGAATAATTAAGATACCACCCTTTTCCAACCTATCTAAATAGAAATCTACTGGAATGAATGGATTCTCCATATCCTGAGACCAACCTACTATCATGTCAAAAGTAAAGTCTAAGTTACTCTCTAAGTATTGCTGAGTTACAGCACCATATTCCATTGGAGCATTTTGATATTGAAACTTCTCGTATAGAGCAAGTTTTTTATTATTTAAAAAATAAATTTCTGAATTATATATCTCTTGAAAGGGCTTCAATCTAAAGCGATCAAGACCCCCAGAAAGTGCCAGTATGCGTCTCTTAGGGCTAATGTCCATCAATGCTTGTATGAGAAGTATTGGCATCCACTGAGATTGCCCGTATGAATCGGCAAGATTTGGTCTTGGATAGTGGATTACAAACTCATAGTCACTCGCACCGCCAGTTGCAATATTTCTCTTATCAACACCAACCACATTAAATAGGTAGTTAGATATTGCTACAGAATCTGGTCCATCAATCTTTGTTGATTCGCTAGCAAACGACTTCCAATCATAAACCCATTTTGTGTAGTCAAAAGACATCTGAGGTTCATATCTTTTATCACTAGACATTTTTAACCTCATAGTTTGCAAATTGAACATCAAACCAAGCTCTTCTTACCCCTCTAGATAAAGCTATATTCTGCTTTTTAATATACTCCTTTGAAGCTACATCTAAAGATATATCATGATCATAGGCGTATCTTTTTCTAATTAAAGATATTAAATCATCTATTGTTACTTCTGAAAAATCTTTTTCATCAATACCAAGTACGTGCATGAACGATGCCAAATGCTGAGATCTAATCTCTAGCTCGGCATTGGGGTCATACTTTATCATTGTCATCTTTATCTTCCTTAAACATTGCCACACCTTGACACATGCTTACTGGTTTGCCTGCAACATAGTATATTCCTGTTGCAGAGTCCCACTCAATTGTTTCATTATCCCAATCTGTAATATCAGTTACAGATTCGCCTTTCCTTATCGACCAATCAAAGTTTTCAATACTGCTCATATTACTCTCCAATAAGTTTATTATAAGCTTTTAATTCATTTGATAAACAAAGATAAGCTGCGTGCAAATGACTTCCTTCTGGATAAGGATTTGCCTGATCTAAACCAATAACATCTGTGTCTAATCCAAGAATGGCACTAAGCGTAGCTATTGATTTTGATAAATAGGATTTTGCCTGTGCTTTTGCTTTATCTGCATCATAGAGACCGAGTTGCATATTTTCTCCTTTAATATAAGTCTATCATGTTTTTTTGATGGCGAAGAAACCCTGAGATACAAAGCGTTCACCGGAAATTACAGGGGTTACTTCGTGTGCCATATCTTCATGGGAGGAATGTGTAAAAATAAGAAGAGAATTTGCTTTTGGCTTAAATTTAAAACCCATTAACGGCATGTTAAATTCGCCGCCCTCATAATCATCATTTACATAGTAGACACTAGAATACTGTGTTACTGCATCTCTGTTCTGAATAAATGTTCCATCACAATGCATATTCATATACCCACCCTCTCTAGCAACTGCTATCCATGGACCGCTTTCACTAAAGCACTCTTCATCATATATATCTTTAACAATGTCAACAACACTAAATAAATAACCATTAATGATATCATATGTTTTATTTTGTATTGCACTGTTTGGCCAACTGGTATAATGTAGTAATGCTGTTATCGGCAGCTCTTCTGCCTTTTGAACTTCTTCCATGGAGATGACATAATTATCTCCATGCTTAGTATCGTTGGGATATGGTTCTGGTATTTGACCTTTAATATATAAATCATACTCTTCTTGCGAAATTAAAAAAGAACGAACATATTTAATATCTGGATTTTTAGAATGTTCTTCTATCTTCCATCTTACTGGAGAACCATATCCAACATACGGAAATTTGTGAGCGTTGTCCCTACAGTACTTATCTACAATTTTCCAATCTTCTTCCGGCAAGAAGTCAGTAAATATAATTATTCTTGGTTTATATTTTTTTATCATTTATTCAACCTTAAAGCCGCCACAATTATCCAAAAATAATAGCACATATTTCAAATCTGATCCATTTAATATAGGGCAACATACCTCTCTATGCCATGGCATAAGTGAGTACGGAATATTTTCTTTATATATTTCTTTTATAAATTTATTAAAATTATCTAGATTTAATTTAATATTTTTTGATATTTTTTCTGATTCTTTTTCTGATATTTCAACTTGATCGTTTGTCATCCATAAAGGAAATTCTGATTCAGAAATTATGTTAAAATATTTTAACATTCTTACAAACTCATACCATTTCCAAATGTTTAACCTTACACATATACCGGTACAGGATTTAGGGTTAGTTCCAATTAAATTATATGCCATAGACATTAAAGGCTTTTTGAATTAAACAATCCAACCGCCATGGCCTCCTTTGGCATATAATTTTATATCTATTTTAGAATCTTTTATAAGAGATTTGTAAATATCGTTTAGGTAAGAAAAATCAAAGCCCCACTTAATATCGTTCCAAGTTGTCGAACCATTGATTTGTAGCACCGACTCTTCTTTATTTATTTCATAATTAGAATCAGACAACTGTATGTCTGATATATCGCGTCTATTTTCAATATAGTTATCCATTAACTGACTATATGCTAATGGACCACAATCTTCAACTGTTATTTGGTTTCCATTTTTAGCTTTACACCTATCATAGATTAAATTTTTTAAATCTGTGATAAATTTGCCCTTTGGTTGACTAGCAAAAATTGAAGTATTTATCCAACCATGAGCTTTAGGAAAGCCTGCTTCGCAAATAAAATCTTTATTTAAATCCATAAAATCATTTATACTTCTTAGACATATAGTATCCATGTCTGCATATACTCCACCATATTCATATACGCAGAGTATTCTCCACATATCCGCCTGAAAAACTTGAGATTCACATTGCTCATAAAAAGATAGCCAATCTTTACCAAAATTATTATTAATAAATATTTTTCTTTCAATATGATTTACATAATTATATTTATAATCTTTATTATTTTCTTGCCAAGATAACATTGGTCCTTTTAAAAATAATGGAAGATCTTTAAATTTATAACTATGTGTTTGCCATATTATTTTTGGTATCATTTTTTTTTAAACCTTATTAAATTTTACAACAATTGACTGTGCGATGAAATCAGAATCATATGAATTAACCTTAAAATATTCTACATTTTTTATTATATTATCTTTTTTTAACTTAGATATTTTTTCGTTAAAATTATTTTTAATAAAATGATCTTCTTTTATGCTAATTGTTGCTAACCCATCTTTCTTTAAATATTTTATTGAAGTTATTAAATCATTGCAATCTAAGTGTCCAAGAGTAAAAGTTCCTGCACTAATTATTCCATCATAATGATCTTCTAGTAAAAGTTTATTTTTCTTAAAGTCCTGGACGATCATCCAGTCATAGGTGGGTTTAAAATTTGGTTTAGTTTTTTTTGCTGCCACTTGTATCATGGAACCAGATATATCTATTCCCTCTATCCATATATCTTGTTTTATTAGACCAAGAAAATAACCAACTAGACCTGTTCCACAACCAATATCTAAAACTGTAGAATTATCACTTAATTTATATGAGCAAAATATTTCAACCACTTTTTGTGGAAGAATATAATTTACTTGATCAGTATAATCCTCATACTCATGCGCCCAATCATTGTAGTAGTTTTTTAAATCATTTGGCGTATCGTAAGAATAAACTGTACTTACCTTAAAATCATCAGGAGTTTTCATATTAATAACTATGGATAAAAGCCGAAAATTCCTCTTCTGTATCTCCAAGATTTTCAAATTCTATAGTTCCCATTTCTTCAAACTTTCTTCTGAGCCATGCTCCATTTCTATCCAACAAACCAAGTTTGCTAACATTTGGAACTATCTTTGCTGCAAGCATTTTTCGTATCCAAGCTTGTGCTGGATCATTCAATAAAAATGGAGCTATATCCTTTGTTTTAACGCCCATCTTTTCATAAACTTCTTGCTGCAGCATGCGCTCTCCAAGCTTAATGCTAGCTTCGTAGGCAAACTGTTGACGTTCCATAATTTCTGAATCGCTCATCTGTGCATAAATTTCTTTGAGCGAAATAACTCCAAATGAAATGTGTCGCGCCTCATCAGCCATAACATTACGCAACAAATGCTTTAGCAATGGCTCATTTGTTAATTCGCGCATGTACGCCATTGACGCCAGACCAAGACCTTCGACCATGATCTGCATTCCGAGGTATGTCATGTCCCAACGGCTGTCTGAAATCGTATCATCGACCAGGCTTTGAATGTGCCAGTTAAAAGGAAGTGTTCCACCTAGTTTTTCATTTGCATATTTAGCGAACACTTCTACGTGACGAGCTTCGTCCATTACTTGAGTTGACGCATACAGCTTACCGTCATACCATGGGCATGTTTGAGTTAGCTTTGCGGAGCATATTAAGGCACCCTGCTCTCCATGTATGAATTGAGATATCATCCACTTCCTACTCTCAACACCAAATTGAAGCCACTCTTTATCTCCCCAATTTTCTACAGGACTACCCTTGTATATCGACATCTCTCTGCTTGAACCAAAATTTGCATAGTCTTCAACTACAGATTTTTCAATATCTACATTTGTAGTCCAGTCGAGTGCTGTTTCCCCATTCCATTGATTATTCTTTGCTTTTTCGTATAGCTTTCTAAGTTGATTTCTAACTAGAGAATAATCCCAAGTAAAAATGACATCGCTATTATTTTTGACCACGTGATCAACAGCATTAAAGTCAACTTCTGGAGCGTTTATAATTGGATCAATGTCATTAATCTTTATGTTGCCGATAAATTCTTTATAGGTATCTTTTGTAACTGTCATTTTTCCTCTTTTATTAATAGTTGCTTGGGACTACGTATGCTGACCAATCTGGATTTTCTGCGCTGTTTGCATTTACTGGCCCCAGATTTGCACTAACAACAACTCTTTGTTCCTTATTGTAATGCCTATTAGTCATATGATTTATGTAAGAATTAAATATAATTAACATTCCTGTTTCTGGTGTAATTGCAGTTGATGTTTCAATTGAATTACAATGTGATGTAGTAAAAATTAAATCTGCACTATTTTTGGGTGCATTAATATAGTAAGAGATAGAAAAGTATTCTTCTGGATATAAATGGGTATTAACCTTGTGGGTATGGGCTGTTACCGATTGCCCCTCTTCTAAAGAGAGTGTCCATATAGAATTTATCTTCATTTCTCTATTAAGAATAGAACTTACAGTTTTTTCTATTTCTTTAAATAATTTTTTACATTCAGATTTTTCAAATGGGAATGTTCTATCCTCGTAAAATGTATGTGCTGGATAAGGATCTTTTACATCTGGTATAGAACCAGAATGTTCTTTAATTTCATTTAAAATAATATCATTATTTATATTTTCTAAATAAGATGTATATACATTTAATGAAAATAAATTAACAACTTTTAAATTATTCATAATAAAATTTTCCAGTTGTCAACGCAGAAGGGGGACTATCCTTATGCCAAACATTAATAACAACAACTCTTCTAACGCCGCTAATAGGGGGAGTTGTGTTGTGTATAACATGACCAGCATCAAAGATGATCAATCTATTTGGAAGGCATGCTATTCTTTCCCTAAGATCCATAGGAACAACCAGAGAATTCATATTTTCTCTTTCAAGAGCATCTGGGGTATCTTCTGATATCGCTTGAGGATGTAGTTCTAGAAAACCGCCTACAACATCATTTGTTTCTGGGTAGTATACGCAACCAATCTTTGGCCCTCTAAAAACCTTGGTGTCTGCATACAGGAAAGTATCTTCATCTACGTGAACATCTAAGAATTGTCCTGGTTTAAAGGTTCTAGTCCAATACTCAAATCCACATAATTCTTCAATCGGAAAAGGAAGATTATTTTCCCAGATTGCTTTAATTAATCTCTTTCTTGGAGTATCTGCATCTGACTTATGCCACCCGTCCCAGAACATATACGGAGCAAAACAGTCGCATAATTCATCGTGATATCCATTTAAAACAGTAGCAATACGTTCTTCATCGCCCATTGACTCTGGGAAAAAGTCTTTGGTATATTTAATTTCATCTAATAAGATTTGATCTTTTACAAAATTATCTAAAACAATCATGTTATATATAGTACTACAATTTTACCGCATATGTAACAGCGGCACCTGTTGGATTATGATACACGCAGGAATCCTCTATATTCTTAAGGCATTCGTGTACTTCGTGAAAATCGGTAAAAACAGACTCGTCTTTATACAGGGAATCGGTACCCGTATATAGCATCATTATTGTTCCGTTTTTATTTAACATATTGTAAAACTTAATGACTACCTCAGGATCGTGTAATACGTCGTGTATGCTCATACATATAAAGTCGTATTTTCCACCGGTTCCAGATTCTACGTCTTGCATTAGAATTGTATTGTAATTCCAGTTTTCATTATCTTTTTTTATTATTCTTTCAAATAAATTTAACTGATAATTATTCAACAGAGTTAATTCTGATCTTTTTTGCATTAGTCTGACAAGCCCTGTGTTGAACGCAGGTAGCGTCATAAGAGAGGTCTTAGGGTTAGCCGTTAGGAAACCAAACTCATGAGTATTTGCAGCGTAATAATAAGCTTGATTAGTATTCCAAAAATGACTTTCTTGACTAAATACATCAAAATACCAAATTAGAAAATCCATACCGGCTGCAATTTTTCTCTTATCAAGAGACAATGTATCTAAATATGATTTAACATCTTTACTTTTTTGTATCGACTCTTCAATGGATTCTACGTCTGTATACTTAATTAATCTTGCTAAATTGTCAAAATAATCTTTTTCATACATCATATTAAATTGCCCCAATTGCAATTTGACGCATATGCCATAATCTTCTTATGTTTCCTATTAGGGAAATTCTTTGATTCTTTAAATACAAGTAAGAAGGATCTTGACCTAAATTTAACTTACCAGATTCAACATCATCTATCGGAGCTATGGTTATAGATCTAGTTGCTGTTATGATTTCATCTATAGTATAAACATCTGCATTAGAGCCATCCAAGCCGATGCAGTATAAATAGAAACTGATTTGTCTATCTATATATTTTAAGTCTTCAATTGCATTATAGCTCATGTTAAATCTTCTATGCTTGGAGATAAAGGAAGAATTATATATCTATTCATTTCAGCAAAGTCGTTTGTTAAAACATATTCCCTTGTAGTTCCGCCATTTTCCATTACAATATTTTCGTCTTCATCAGAATACGTAGGTACTACGTCATCCATCTTTTCTGTAAACTCATGAATAAGTTCTTCGCTGATTTCTTTTGGTTCCATATTAACTGAGTTTTTTTAATGCAGTGGCTTGATTGTATAGTGAGGTAATCGCATCTTTTTGCATTGGGGATGCATTATCGTCTATTAAATCATTTAAAGAATCTGCATTCATTACCTGCTCTGGGTCCATACCCAAGATGTAGGACAATTTATAAATAGACTTAGTTAAGTATAAAGAAGTTTTTTCTTTAATTAAACTAATTTCTTCTTGAGAAATATTCATTATTAATATTGTTCCATATTTAAAGCCACAATGTATTGCAGTGAATCTTCTTTGTATCCTTTACCTTCAAGATGATTTAGATAATCTTGTCTAAGAAAAGGAAGATAAACATTTACTGTATTAATTGCATTAGCAGGATCTTTCAATGGATCAAGAACATTTTCACCCAAAGCCTCATTCGGGCTTCCGTGACAATACCACCCAAGATATGCATATCTTACACCGTCACCTGTTGGCTTTATTTGATGAGCAGCCATGTAGTCACTTGGAAACATTAATATGTCTCCTCTTTTAGGAAAGTATTCTATATCCAAATAAGGAAAGTAATGTGAACCAGCCGTAAAATTTTTACCATTAAGTTCATCATCAGATTCAACACTATCGTTAATATAAAATATTGTACCAACTACATTCTTCATTGCTAGTTGCTGAGTTGGATGGGGAACACCATACATATAATCTGTTTGTATGTCTGCGTGAGGGCCCATGTAAACATCTGATTTATATTGAGTTATGTGACCCCTACTTTGCCACCAAACACACTTGTAAACCAAGGGAAACATTTCTATATATTTTAACAAACATTTATATTTTACTTCATCAATAAAAGCTAGGGTTTTCATTGCCTGAAGCTCTTGATCCCTATGAATTCTTGTAGCCCTATACGGCATTTGTTCTATTGTTTCAATAGGAAAGTAATAACCGCTATTATTTACATAAACTTCTTCTCCAGTATTAGGATGTATAGCGAGACTGTACATTTCTGCCTTCTCTTTTTCTATACTTCTTTCGCAGAAGTTGTACATCCAATCCCAGTCTATCTGTGCAGCATTTTCGAAAAGGACAACTCCGCCACCAAGATGCTTTCCTTTTACGTCATTGTAATTCATCATAATCGTTTTCTCCTGCCGTATCATCTAATTCAGCTAACTTCAACATACCCTTGGTGCCTGGGCCTATTTTTTTTCCATCTGCGTCTAGACCAGTTTTTATTCCCTTTACCCATGTCCATGGTTTTTCCTGTGAGTTTTTCATTTTTAACTCATTATATTTTCTTCTTGATTCTTCAAGCTCTCTATCTTCCCATCTATTGAGTACTTCGAATTCTACACTTGGAAGTAGATCTGTTGGATAAATAGTAAAAAATAAAAATGGACTTCCCTTAGGGAATACAACTGGTTCATTAACCTTATGAATTACCCAGTTTGTTTGTACTTCGTCTGGCCACCAGCTACTTGGAATACTTGCTGTCATAGGCGATGCTCCATCAACATAATAATTTGGCGAACCAGTTGTCCATAAACTATAACCTTCTTCAGTATTTATAGCCCAACCAGTTGCAATTGATATCATTCCGTGAATGTTTGAATGAGCAAAATGGAATCCATTGTGGACGCCACCGCTAACTATTCTTGCTGGACTAGGTCCACCATCCCAAATTACAACTAGTTCTTCGGGAAGAATCATTTCCCATCCACTAACATTTGCTGTAGTAACTGGCGTGCATTGATACGCATGCTTGTTGTGGGTTTGATCCATCCAATCTCTTTTAAGTCGAGATTGTCTTATTTCAACTGAATTATTATGAGTTCTTGAAAGTGTTACTTTTGTCATTTAAATACCTGAGAATAAATAATCTTGATCTAACTGCCTTATTGGGCTAGGCATTCTACCAGGGAATCTTGGAGCTTTTCCTGCATTAGGGTCAGCTGGTGATCCGTCTAAATTGTGCCCATACTGAAAGCCTTTATGAGTTCTTTCATTATAGTCAAACATCGTCACAACTGCATATTTTGTTCCAGATATAACTGGAATAGAACTGTGGGCATAGATGTATGTCGATGGAAATAGTATTATATCTCCAACTTTTGGTTTTATCTTCAATTTAAGAACATCAAAAACCAGTTCTCCACCTTCGTAATCATCATTAAGATATGCCACAGATGAAACTGTGCAGTTATAAGTATATCCATGATCTGCGTGCGCGGAAAAGTGTTCACCTGGAATGTATTTAACAAAATTAAAACTTTCCATAAAATCCATCTTTATTCCATGTCTAACTTCATAATCATATAGACACTCAAGTAAAGGGGATTTTACTGCTTCACATGCTTCTTTAATTTCAGAAACTTCTGGAAAATTCTCCCAAACTGTATTATCTGGATGAATTTTAAAATCACTACAATTTCTATAGCCTTTGTCTTTTCTTAGATCTCCAGTTGTTCCTAAGTCCCATTTAAATATATCATGATTAGATTTTGCTAATCCAGACTCAAGCTTACTGATTATGCTTTCTGTGTCTTTAATGACACCTCTATATATAATAATTCCTAATCTTGGATCAAAAACATATTGTGGGTTCATAATTACTTATCTCCAATAGATGTGTGATATACTTTAAAGCGGAATCCAGTATACCACAATTTGCGGAGGGTTAAATATGTTCAACGAAGAAATAACAGAAGAAAAACCTTGGAAAGTTTTACCTGGAACATTTGGAGATTCTACCGATAATATTAAAATTATAGAAAATTTTATTGATAAGACTGATCTACTCGAGTTGCAAAACTTCGTATCCAAAATAGATGAATGGGACAATTCAAGAGAAAGCGAATACCATGAAGATGGTACCATAAAATATGGTGCCGATGTTTGGTTAAATAGAACTTGTAGTTCTTATATTGTAAAAAGATTAGATAGAGATATATATGATCTAATTGACTTTTATATTGATAAAATGACCGCAAATATAAATAAAAATTATAATTGCATTGTTGAAAAGAGAGCACCTGTAATAGTGTGCTGGAGACCTGGTGATTTTCAAATAGCTCATGCGGACAAGCAATTGCAGGACGGAAGACCTAACGCTTTTCCTGATTATGATATCAATTCATTATTTTATATTAATGATGATTATCTTGGTGGCGAGCTTTTTTATACACAACACTCTTTAAAGATAAAGCCAGTGGCTGGTATGGCTGTTTCACATCCAGGAGATGTAAATTACATACATGGAGTAACCCCAGTTCTATCTGGAGTTAGATGGGTTATTCCAGCCTTTTACGCTGTTAATTCTTTTTAGAATTATTTAAACGCTGGAGGAGCAAAGAACCCTGGAGGACCAAAGAATCCTGGAGGGGCAAAGAATCCCGGAGGAGAAAAGAATCCCGGAGGACCAAAGAATCCCGGAGGCGAAAAGAACGCTGGAGGCGAAAAGAACGCTGGAGGCGAGAAGAACGCTGGTGGAGAGAAGAATGCTGGAGGTGAAAATGCGCCTACTGCATAGTTAATTGCGGTTCCTAATGGAGTTACCGTTGTGTCTGTAATGGCTGGTAATACAACATTATTCAACGCTGGGTTAGTTGTTGCAGTTGTTGTGACTGAACCAACCGTAAAACCCGCATTAGTTATAGTGCTATTTGCTGTTGCGGGTGCCGTACCCTGTGCGAGGGTAGGTTTAGCTGCTTTTCTTTTTTCTCTTTTTCCGCTCTCTGCTGCCATATTATGCCGCCAAATCTCCTAGTGCTACCCATGTATCTGATGCTCTCTTTATAAGTGTAGCAGATGCCCACTGTGTGCGCAACTTGAGGCCAGGGGTTGCGTTGATTGTAACTCCAGATTGAGGTGTAAGAGTAGTTTGTCCAGCACCAGTCTGAAGAATAGTTAGGGTTGTTCCAACTGGGAAGGCTACGTTTGCATTGGATGGAACTGTTAGAGCGTTTCCTGAGGCAACGTTCATTTCTACCATCTTACCATTATCTGCCAAAGCTAAAGTATAAGCTGCAGTCTGAGCATTGGTTACTGTGTCCATGTAAACGGTCTGATAATATGTTCCGTCATTGGTGAATTCCCAACGATCTGACGTTTCATTCCATCTGAACACAACATTGGTTGAAGTTCCACGCTCAATTTCAAGACCACCGTTTTCACTAGGTGTTCCTGTGACGTCATTGTTCAAGATGATAACGTTATCTGCAACGTGTAATTCTGTGGTATTAATTACTGTATTTGTTCCAGTAACTGTTAAGTTACCAGAAACAGTTAAGTTACCAGCTATAGTTGGATTAGATGTGTTAACCCAAGCTGAACCGTTATAGAGAAGAACTTGGTTTGCAACTGCTGAGCTTAAAGTTACATCTAGAAGATCGTTGATATTTACAATCTCTGCTACAGATGAGTTAACCCAAGCTGAACCATTGTATCTTATAAACTGATTATTCGCAGCAGATGTTATTGTTACATCTGCAAGGTCAGTAATATTTTGAATTTCTGTGCTAACTGCGTTAACCCAAGCTGAACCGTTATATTTTAAGAATTGATTATTTGCAGGTGTAGATATAACTACGTCACTAAGGCTGTCTAGATCGTGTGCTACCCAAGAAAGTCCACTTGTTGCACTTGAATTTGCTGCAAGTCTTTGGCCATCTGTTCCAACTCCTAAAACTGCTGGGCTATTATCTGCTGAAGCTGTAAATATATCGCCTTTTGCATTGGCCAATGTCTTAAGAATAGCTTCGTCTGCAATCTCTGCAATGACAAATGCTGTTGTAGCTATTTGGGTATTATTTGTGCTGACATTTGCTGTCGGAGCTAACGGAGCACCAGTAAAAGTTGGGTTTGCCAAAGTTGCATAGCCAGTAAAAGAAACATCTGATTTGTTTGTTCCAGTTACTCTTCCATAAGCATCTACTTGAAGATCAACGACAAAAGTTGTAGATGTTCCTGTATTGGTATTTGTTTGTGACACATTGGCCAAATCAATACTATCGGCATTAACTACTATTCTTGCTGAGTTTGCGGTAACAATGTTCACAGAACTGTTTGATATTACTAAACCATCACCTGCTGTAAACGAACCTGTTCCAGTAAATTGTGAATAGACTAAGTTATCTGTTCCAAAAACGATTGTATCATTTGATCCACTTGCTGTTCCCGAAAGAATAAATCCACAGTTAATATTTACTGATCCACCAATAACAAATATGGCGTCGCCTTCTTGTACTTCTGAACCTGGATTATTATCAGAATCAGTTCTTCTAGTGAGAACCCATACTGCGCCAGCTGAACCAGTGGCGGTTACTGAATATATTCCATTTTGCGTTGCAGTGGCTTGATTCTTTACTAAAACAGAATCACCAACTAGAACAGTACCAGTATCAATAGTTAGTGCACTGTTTGCTGTTGCAGTTAGTGTTGCCCCAACGCCAGATGCTCCATTGTCGTAGGTGCATGTTGGTAGAGCAGCTGTTGTAGCTAAAGCAACTGGATCATGCCAGTTCACTCCTGCAAACAAAGCATCTACGTATTCTCTTGTGGCAAGTGCTGTTGAACTAGTTCCGGCATTCGAGGCAATTACGGAGGTAACATTTAACACTCCGTTTGCTGCTATATTTCCAACTACTGTACCACTTGAATTCTTAAATTCAACTAATGGTGCGGTTGCTCCAGTTGCTGCTTTAAAAACAACAGACTCATCATTTACTGTTATTTCTGGTGCGGTTTCTGTTCTTAAACGGGCCATGGTACTCCTATGTAAATCGACATCTTATTCTATAGTACTAGCGGAAAACTAGTTTTATAGTAATAAGATTATAGGAATTTTATTGTGTTATTCTCTTAAGAAATTCTAACATTTTTCCCGTATATTTGATACGCCCAAAATGGGTCAAATTAATAGTTGGATCAACCCAAATCTTTCCACCCATCTTTTGCCAGTATCTACAGAAGCCATAGTCTTCTGACAAGAATCTTCCATCATCATCAACATAAGAATTAAATAAAGCATAAGCATTATCTATTTCTGATCCACTTAATGCACCAGTGTCATCTTTGTATTTTAACTTCTTATACTTCTTGAACATCTTATCAAACACTTGACGCTTGATCAGCATAAATCCAGTTCCAGCCTCATAGCATTCTACTGCGCCATTGTCAATGTTTAATTGCGTTTCACCAGGCTTGGTCATGTGCACAACATATCTAGTTGCATATTCCATGAGGTCAGGAGCTGCAACATCCCCCATAGCACCTTCTTTTACCTTGTCCCAATTAATTTCCTTAATTGGATACGATGCGGTCATAACGTCTTTTTCGTGCCAAAGAAGTTTTAAAATAGCTTCTTTATCAAACTGAAGATCTACGTCGATGAATACCATATGCGTAAAGTCAGGATTGCCCATAAACTTGGCAACAAGGTTGTTTCTTGCGCGATTAATTAAAGAATCAGAGATTGTACAAACTGAGTACTTTAAACCTATTTCCTTAAAGAAAAGACAAGCTTGCAAAAAGCTCATCATAAATGGCTCTGTTACATGTGAATCGTAACATGGAAGGGCAAAGAATACGTTCCATTCTTGGAGTTTCTCTTTAGGTATTGTTATGTTTATTGGTTGTTCTTGTACAGGCATAGAAAAATATTACCTTAAATATTATTGATTGTCAAGTCTTGTATTTATCTTGCCCATAATTGAACAAACTGAATGGCATGAGCTTCAGTGCTATTTACAAAACCACGAGTTTCTGTTGAGCCAGAAGACCAGCCATGAAAAGCGCCATGACCGCTCCAATGCCAAGTAAACCAGCGCCCAGTACCATTACCAGAACCAAAATCATTGTCTCTAAACGAAGCACTAGATATAGCACCAGATCTTGCGCTACCTCCTGCCCATGTGCTTGTGTAAGCTGTCATATTACCAGTTCCACTGTTTGTTCCACTATCAGTTGGAGTAGTGCCTATCTGATTAACCCATTTAAAAGTTGTTTCATTTGTAACTTTAATAGTAGCGCTATCTCCAATTCCAGAATACCCATCAAAAGCATTGTTAATTCTATTTGCAACCAAATAATTGTTTGCGTTTCCATTTTGCCAACCACTTGCTGTTCCATTCATTAAATAATTAACAAATGAACCGCTCACTTTGCTTATACCCGCATTAAAAGCATAGACTGACTGAAGTTCAGAAATAGATAGCTCATTTTCTGTGCCGAACCATCCACTACTGTTATCTGATGACTGCCTCCCTTTACCAATCAGTACCCAACCACCACCAAGCCTTGTCATATCACACCATAAACGAACCGCAGCACCGCTATAGCCAGATGGTTTGATCCAATAATCACCACTTGTTGTAACTCCAAGAACATCTCTTAGATAAACGGCGCTTGGGGCAGCATCAAGAGCTGTCAGCCCTGTTTTTGTATTTTGCATAAATCTTTCACGAATTGTCCACTTACCAGATTCTGTAGTAAATGAAGAATTTTTTTTTGGACCAATGAAACCACCAGAACCACTCATAGTTCAAACCTACCTCTTAGGGCATTAAAGTTTTCTGCTACCTCTGCGTCAGAAAGTCTTCTGTTGTACGCTGCAAATACAGCAATATCTCCCCAGTATTGACTTCCCACTGCTGGGTCTGCGCTACCAGCATGATAATTTCCAAGCGAACCGAAACCTCGTGTGTACCTAGCGCCTGCATTGGTGATGGTTCCTCGTTGTACATTGTTTACATTAAAGTCATAAGTTGGGTTGTCAGCATTTGTCCATCTCCAGCACATAATATTAAAAGCATTTATTGAAACTCCTGGTAATGATTGTTGAGAATAAGTTGTGTTTAAAAACGAAGCACCATCATTATCAAACATCCCAATACCCCATCCACCTGATTCAACAATCACTTGGTGATCTCCAGCATATCCACGAGTTAGGGTTCTCCAGTCAGCAGCGCTATTTAAAATCCTCGTAGCGGCTAAATATGTCACATCTCCTGAAAGACTTATATCTGCTGAGTTTTTTGCACATCCATATAGCCCACGAAAATTCATGTATGAACGCACACCACCAGCAAACCATGCGCTAGATGAGATGTTAAAATTATTACCGTTCCCGCTTAAGTCATACCAGACAGTCCCACTGCGTGGATAACTTGCTGTATCTGATGCATCTAAATGAAGAACTAGTCCGCTTCTAACTATGCTCTTAACCCATGTAAAAGATGTACCTGTTTCTTGCTGTTGATCGGTAAGAGACCATAACCCTGATGCTACTGTACCAGTTGTGGAGTTGCGTGAGCCAATTCTTCCACCATTAATTCTCATAGTTACGATATTTCCTCGTAACTACAAACAGCCTCAAGATCTGAGTTAGCACTTGCTGTAATGCGTAAGGCATCACCTTCTTCCAGATAAATAGACTTTGAGATAATGTCCAAAGTCGCATCTGCTGGAACAGAAATTGTTTGTGCAATCCTATAGGCGACAGACGATCTAAAAAGATCAACATTGACATCGGCTGCATTTACCCCGTCAATATTTGATATGTATAAAGCATTAATTTTAAAAACCTTACCGCTACTTCCTGAATTGGTAACAATTGCTGTAGCTGTAGTTGTGACAGCAAGAACGGCTGTCTTCCCAGTGATTGTTGTTACATTAACTATATTTGGCGCTGCCATATTTTATCCTCCGAATACTATTGCCATTGCAATGGCTTTTCCTGTTGAAGCTTTTGTGTCTAATTGTGTTTGAATTGCTGAAGTAACGCCATCAAGATAACCAATTTCTGTATCAGAAACATTTGATACTCTAGACTGTATAACTGATGTATTAACTGCAATTGTTGGAGTTGAAGTTTCACCAGAATTATTAGATAAAGTAATGCCTGTTCCCGCAACAAGTGATGCTACGTAATCACCAGTTGTCTTCGTTCCAAGAACAACTGTATTATCTGGAAGTGTTACTGTTCCCGTAAAAGTTGGATCAGCAAGCGGTGCCTTTAAAGCAATCGATGATGTTAGCGAAGACGACAAGGAAGCGTTGTTTGCTAGAGATGTCGCAATTTCGCCAAGAGTATCAAGTGTTGCTGGTGCAGAATTTATTAAATCATTAATAACAGTTTTTACATATGCTGTTGTTGCAATTTGTGTGTTATTAGTTGTATTGGCTGCTGTTGGAGCTAATGGAGTGCCGGTAAGAGTTGGTGAATCTAAAGCAGCTATTACAGATGTATTAACCGTGATTGTTGGCGTTGTGCCTTCACCTGAATTATTAGATAGAGTAATACCTGTACCAGCGACAAGGGATGATACATAGTTGCCCGTGGTGTCCGTGCCAAGATCTATCGTATCGTTGACCCAAACTGAACCATTGTATTTTAAGAAATCTCCAGATGAAGGTGTTGAGGCAGAAACGTTGTGGAGTTCATCTAATTCCCAACCGTTACTAATGTGAACAAATATTCCTCCATTATTTGCATTTTTCCTATCAACAACACCAAGATAGACAAGATGATTTGGCGCATCTGGCTTATTGGCAATTCCATACACAACACCACCAGCAGTTGATGAAGAAAGCCATACTGGATCTCCAGCAGCTCCTGCTGAGTTTGTATTGATATTTGAGACTAAACCATTATTGACTATGTAACCAGTAGCATTTACTGCAATGTTTGCCTCAACAAAACCAAGTACTTGCGAGGATGTAATCTCAGAAGTTGCTATTGCTCGTTTTACTAAAATATTATTTCCATTTGCACCGCTTGTATAAACGACCATTCCCTTAGTTAAAGTAACGCTGTCATCATTTTTTACTAAGTGCTTTACTTGACTCGTGTATGATGCGGCCGGTGCTTCGTTTATCCACTGAGCATTATAATCAGTTTCATCAACTTTTGATAAGACTTGACCAGCAACTCCGCCAGCTGGAATACCGTTTGTTGCTGCGGGAACATTCGACCATTGCACATTGTAATCTGTTCCATTAGTCTTAGAAAGAACTTGCCCCGTAGAACCACCGTTTGGAATACTGCGAGCTGCTGTTGTTTGAACTGTATTGTCATTAAAGGTAAGATTGGTTACTTTAACATTTGCCAATTGAGCTTGTGCTATTCCGTCAATATTAAATACGCCGTTAGAAACGGTTATTGCAACTTGATTATTGTTTCCAGAGTCTGTAATGTACAGTGTTCCGCCGCCGATTGAAACACTCTTCCAGCGAAGTTCTGATGTACCTAAACTGTATACGTTGTCAAGAGTTGGAGTGACATCTCCATCTATTAAACTAAATTCTGCGTTAAAATCTTTACTTCCACCTACAGACTTGTAGACGCCTATTCTTCTAGAGTTTGTTGCTGGAGCTGATGAAAAAATTACTTTAGCCGTATTAACAGTTAAAGCTTCCCATCTAACAGAAATAAAATCGTATGGACTACCTGTTGCCCTGCAAGTTACACCAATATCCCTGGTATTTAAATTATGTGTAACAGTAAACTCTGTAGTTGATCCATCTCCAATTGTAAAAGTACTGGAGTTACTTACGTCTAATAAATAGACAGAAGCTAAAAGGGAAGAAGAATCTGGTGCTGAAGAAAAATCAAAAGTAACCGAATCTACAGTTGTTGCTTGAGCTAAAACTTGAACGGCTTCATATGGAGAATTAACATTTCTTAATACTGGAACTATATTTCTAGAACCCAGATTATGAGTAATAGTTATGGATGTATTAGATCCATCTCCTATAGTTTGAGAATAATACTCTTTAGTTCCAGGTCCTTTTATTATTACTCTTTTTGAATCAGTACCTGGTGCGGAACTAAAATCTAGAGTTACAGTATTTGGTGTTGTTGCTTCCCAGCGAACGTCTACAACGTCATAAGGAGTTTCACTTTGTCTGACTATTACATTTAAATCTTTAGTTCCTAGATTATGAGTAACAGTAAAGGATGTAGCACTGTTGTTGCCAATAGTCTCTTCGTAAGAGATGCTTTGCCCAGAATCAGATGAAGTTCCTGGAACAAATTTAGATCCATCAAATTTTAAAAACTGACCAGAGGTAGCGCCAGACGGATCGATTTGTACGCCATTGATCGTGGCGGTATCGCCAACGACTAAGCCATTCTTAATTACAAAATCTTTGTCTGCCACTAAAGTTCACTATCCCTCTAGTTTTAAACTTATTATTAAGTTTTAAAACTTGCTAAATATTTTACACCGCTATCAATGTTCTTGCAACTTTTACGGTAGCATTTGTTGATGCTGCATCTGTAATCGTAACTCTCAACAACACATTTGATCCCGATATCGAAGTTGAAACTGTCATTGGTATTCTTGATGCTCCAAGTTCAATCACTGCATATTCCGACATGTAGGAGTCAGTTCCGTCATGTGCCAAAAGTACTTCAGAAGTTGTGTACTTGCTACCCTGAGTTACTTGCACCAAATACTTAGCTGATCTGTAGGTTGCTTTTGCAAAGCTATCAACCGTTGTAATTGTATTGACGTTTACGAGTTGAGTTGAAGTATTGAGTTCACCAGTCCCAGAATCAAGTGTTATTGCACCCGTTGCTACGTTTCCAAACGTTACTGAAGCTGTTGTAGCAACATCCTGGCCAATCGAGAGAGTATGAGTTGTTCCTTCTCCTGAAGTTGCAGCAGTTGAGGAAACACCTGTTCCGCCAGTTATCGTGGCAACATAGTCACCAACAGTATCTGTTCCGAGGTTAATAGCATCGTTTACCCATGCACTTCCGTTATACTTCAAGAAATCACCAGAAGCAGCACCACCTACAGCCACATCGCCAATATCATCAATATTATTGATTGTTGGTATTGAAGCCCATTCAACACCAGTAGCTACTGAAGAGTTGGCCTTTAGGAAGTAACCATTTGTTCCAACAGACAGGATTGCTGGGGTATTGTCAGCGCTACCGACTATTAGGTCGCCCTTAGCGTTTATATCAGCCTTTACAATGGCCACTGAACCAAAGTCTGACACTTGGCTAGCAGTAATGCTAATAGCCGCGTTAGAAGCCGCTGTAAGGCGTCCCTGAGCGTCTACAGTGAACGTAGCCACTGTATTAGCTAAACCATAGCCCCCAGCTGTTACAGCCGTATTATCGAGATTTAAAGTTATGGTATCAGTTGCACTAGCTACTGAGCTTAGGCCAGTGCCACCCGATATCGTTAGAGTGTCCGTACCTGAACTGATGGTCTGACTTGAACCACTGTCTCCAGCAACCGTGAATGACGTTGCAACGTTTGCAATATCCGAGTTGCTGGCAATATTAACATATGTTGTTCCATCATTCGTGAACTGCCACTTGTCTGTTGATTCATTCCAACGGATTTGGACATTGTCAGAATCGCCACGCTCAACCTCTACACCAGCATTTGCTGATGGGGTTCCTGTAACATTTGAGTTAAGTACTATAATATTATCTTCGATTAAAAGAGTTTCAGTATTTAAAGTTGTAACATTTCCTGAAACCGTCAAGTTTCCAGTTACAGTAAGATCTTGACCAATCGTTACGTTTGAAGGAAGGCCAATTGTAATTGCACCAGCAGAAGCTGAAACTTCAACTTCATTTGCAGTGCCAGTCAAAGATGTTACGGCATTTGAAGAAAGGTCACTGATTTGTGAGGCGGCAATAGATATAGTTGTATTTGCAGCGGCGGTTAATCTACCTTGAGCATCGACCGTGAAAGTTGCTACGGAGTTTGCTGCACCATAATTACCTGCAGTAACAGCAGTATTAGCGAGGTCTAAAGTTACCCCACCAGAGGTGCCGCCACCACTAAGGCCGACTCCAGCTGTAACAGATTCAATATCTCCAGCATCATTGGTAAAACTAATGACACCAGTGCTTGAATTATAAGCAAGGTCTCCAGAAACGCTTATTTGTGCTCTAACATTGGCTTGGAAATCTGAAACTTGGCTAGCAGGAATGCTAATTGCAGTGTTTGCAGCGGCGGTTAAACGACCCTGCGCATCAACTGTATAGTTTGGAATAGTATTTGCACTACCATACGAACCAGCTGTAACCGCAGTATTGTCAAGGTTCAATGTAATGGTGTCAGTTGCACCAGCTACAGAGGTTAATCCAGTGCCGCCAGAAATTGTTAGAGTGTCAGTACCTGATGTAATTGTTTGGCTTGATCCACCGTCACCAGCAACAGTAAATGAAGTTGCCACATTTGCAACATCTGAGTTACTAGCAATGTTTACATACGTAGTTCCGTCATTGGTGAATTGCCACTTATCAGCGGACTCATTCCAGCGAATTTGGACATTATCGGAATCACCACGCTCAATTTCAAGTCCGGCATTTGCCGATGGAGTTCCTATGACATTACTATTAAGAAGTACAATATTATCTTCAATAGCTAAAGTTTCAGTATTAAGAGTTGTAACATTTCCATTAACTGTAAGGTTGCCAGTAACGGTAAGGTTATTTGATATTGTTACGTTAGCTGGAAGGCTGAGCGTTACAGCTCCAACGCCAGAATTGGACACGGCAATTTCGTTTGCAGTTCCAGTCAAACCAGTTACTAAGTTTGATCCCTTATCACTAATCTGTGATGCTGTTATTGATATTGAAGAATTACCAGCTGCTGTTAAGCGACCCTGTGCATCAACCGTTAAAGTTGCAACCATGCTCGCATTGCCATAAGATCCAGCTGTTACGGCGGTGTTATCAAGATTCATTGTAACAGTATCTGTGTTTGAAGTTACAGATGTTAAACCTGTACCACCCAAGATACTAAGAGTATCTGAACCAGAAGTGATTGTTTTGCTTGTACCAGAATCGCCTGCAACTTCAAATGAAGTAGCTACGTTTGCAACTAAGTTTGTAGCAAAAGTTTGTGCGTTGGTTTGAGCCGTCGAAGCTGCACCATATGCATCGTAAGTATTTGCTGTTACTGAAATTGTTGGGGTTGAACCTTCTCCGCTATTATTAGCTAAACTAATTCCGGTGCCGGCAACAAGCGACTCAACATATGAGCCAATAGTGTCTGTTGAAAGATTTACTGCATCGTTGATCCAAGCTGAACCGTTATAGCGGAGGAAATCTCCATTAGCTGCGTTTGAAAGAGTAACGTCACCAAGATCATCAATTGATGCAATGGTAATTGTTGAACCAGCCACAGCTGCATAAACACCAACTCTTACTGAATTAGAAGTTGGGGCTGAAGAAAAGTCTAATGTTACAGTTCCAGTTGTTGTGGCTTCCCAGCGAACATCAATTACTTCGTAAGGGCTTGCTGCGTTTCTCGCAACAACAACAACGTCTCTTGTTCCCAAAGAGTGTGTAATGGTAAATGTAGAATCTGAACCATTACCAATTGTTGTGGAGTATGTGGTTCCGGCCAAACCAGTGTCTGCATCTGGTACAAATTTGGTTCCATTAAACTTTAATACCTGGTTTGTTGTTGCACCAGTTGGATCAATTTCAATGCCATCAACAGTTAGTGTTGTTGCTTCGATTGCAGAGACATTGACAGTCGAAGGCAGAGATAGAGCATAAACGCCAGTTGTGGCATTAGCTGTTACGGTAACTTGATTTGCGGTACCAACAACATTAGATATTAAATTAATTCCGGATTATCGCATTGGCTGTACTGTTCTTATAAAACAGTTTTCCATCAGCCACGTTAATAGCAAGTTCTCCAAAGGTTAAAGAGCTTGGCGCATTATTAGCCTCATCTGACCTTTTGAGAAGAAGTGTATTATTTACGCCAAAAATAGAACCGGAATATGCCACGTTCGCTCCTTAATTTAGAATATCGAAATCTTTATTTATAGTAACTATCTTACCATTTATTTAATGGGCATGTAGCATTTTTTAGTTTAACTTTTACTGCCATAATGCAGCCGCATTCTTTACACTGTTTTGTTATCTGAATAAGTCTATCGCAGTTGATACATGTGTTTAATCTTGCTTCAGCTTCTTCTTCTGAAACTTTTTCAACATTATGACTTAAGATATCCCAGGGTCTTGTGGTTCCAAGCTTTTTCTTATACTCTTGCCATGCGTTCATATTTAGGCTGGAGCGTGAAATCCATCTTCATCATATGTCCAGCCTTGATTTACCAAACCCATCAATTCTTCTGGAATTTCTACGATTTTTGGATCAGATGTAAGTGCGGCGTACATCATTTCAATTTCTTTTGGAACACCCCAATTAAAAGCAACTTCGCCATCAACAATAACTGCAAAAATTGCTTTATCTTCTGGATTTTGTAGCATTTATTTCTCCTATTAAAATCTTTGACTTTTTATTATATCACAAAAATTGTATTTAAAGTCATTCTTATAATATTAATTACTTAAAGGAAGGAGGACTAAAGAATGCTGGAGGACTAAAGAATGCTGGAGGACCAAAGAATGCTGGAGGAGCAAAGAATGCTGGACCAGCTGGGTAGCAACCAAAGCAGCTGCAGCATGAGAGTTCTGTAACATCGTCATATGCATTGCACGTGCATGGGGAGCATGGATCTGGATTGCAAAGTGGAGTGTTCCAATAATACCTTGTAGTCTGATACCTGCATCCATCTACACAAGGAAAAGCTATAATCTCTGTGTAGTTTAGCGACCCTCTGCAGCTTGTGCAGCCTGGAACAAAAAATGCAGGTGGTGAGAAGAATGCAGGTGGACTAAAGAAGGCTGGTGGACTAAAGAAGGCTGGAGGACTAAAGAATGCTGGCGGACTAAAGAATGCTGGAGGAGAAAATGCGCCAACAGTATAATTAATTACTGTTCCTAAAGGAATAACACTGGCATCATCTACGGCAATAATAACCTTATCTGCATACCCTGTATCTACTGTTGCCTGTGTGTTAACCGTGCCAACAACAAGTCCAGCGTTCGTTATAGCTGTATTGGCATTAGACTGAGTAGTCCCGCAATGCTATTACGGGCTTTTGAGTTTTTTTAATTCCACCTGAGTTTCCCAATGGGATAGTCATAATTATGCCTTAAGGTCGCCTAAAGCCACCCATGTATCAGTATCAAGTTTAACTAGTGTAGCAGCTGACCATTGTGCACGCAACTTTAATCCAGGCGTTCCATTAACAGACACTCCACCACCAAGAGTTATTGTTAATTCTCCAGCTCCTTTTCGTAGAATATCAATTCTATCTCCAATTTGGAAAGAAACACTTGAGTTTGCTGGAACGGTCAATGTCATTGCAGAACCATTGTCCATGGTAACTAATTTTGCTAAATCGGTTAATTCTAATGTATAGCTAGTTCCAGTCTGGGCATTCAGTTGCGATCTAAAACCAGCTCTAGGTGGACCCTCTTGCAGAACAGATGCTGTAACAGAGTTTGCTGCAACGGTTGCTGCTTCTCCAGTGTAGTTTGTTGCGGAAAGAACTTGTGTTCCATTTATCTTTAATACTTTTCCTGAAACTAGATTTAAATCTTCAGAGGAAGACCAAGCTAAGCTTGAGCTTGACCAAGTAAATGATTTGTTTGATCCACCATCTGGAACTACTATTCCAGAACCATTGGCAGTAGTATTACTTGGTGATCCAGTTGATCCAAGTTCAATAGTCTTATCTTCAACAGTTATTGTTTCTGTATTTAAAGTTGTCGTGTTTCCATTGATAGTTATGTTTCCTGTAACTATTAAGTCGTCATCAATGGTTACTGTGCCGCCAGTAGAATCAATTGTAAGATTTCCAGAAACTGTATCTATTTCATTTGCTGCTGTTATTCCAACTTGAACGCCATCAAGGGTAGCTCCAGCAAACGTTGGAGAATCAGAAGTGCCAACACCAAGTGTTGCACGTATATCACCCGTTGTTGAATCATCAAGGATACTTCTTGCGGCACTGGTTATGTCCGCTACGGAAGCTGTACCTGAACCAGTAAAGTATGGAAGTTTATCTGCAGCACTAGTTAAACCTGCAAGTGCTGTCAACTCCGAATCTAGTGGCTGATAAGTGCTAGCGGTAACCGAAATAGTAGGAGTACCACCCTCAGAAGCAGTTCCATTAGTGAGGGTAATACCCGTACCGGCAACTAATGATTGAACATAATTACCTGTTGTATCGGTACCAAGATCAATAGCATCATTGATCCATGCTGTACCGTTCCATTTAAGAAATTCTCCTGATGTAGCGCTGCTTATCGTGACATCGCCAGCATCATTTAAGGAGACCATTGCCGGACCAGGAACTGGCTCATATCCCTCTCCTGAAACTGCGGCAAATACAGACGCTCTTACTGAGTCAGTATCTATTGCAGAAGAAAAATCTATTACAGCTGTGTTAGCAGTTGCTGCTTCCCATCTAGCGCTTATAACCTCGTATGGTGAAGCGGCGTTTCTTGTTATTACTGTTATGTCTCTAGTATTTAAACCATGAGTAATTGTATAAGTATTACTTGATCCATCTCCAATATTTGAAGAATAAGTTATTCCAACTCCACCACCTGCTGGTGCGGCACCATTGATCCAAGCGGAACCATTGTATCTCAATACTTGATTATTTACTGCGGTGTTTATTACTACGTCTGTTAGATCATTTAACGATGCAACTGTGCTAGCTATTCCTGGAATAAATTTTGTTCCGTTAAATTTAAGAACTTGATCGCCAGTTGCGCCAGTTGGATCTATTTCAATATTATCAACAAACAAAGTACTAGTTGAAGTGTTTGATGTTATTGTAACATTTGCAAAAGTTACAGAATTTGTTGTAGCAACTGGTTGACCTATTGAAATAGTTGGAGTCGAAGATTCACCAGAATTATTAGATAAAGAAATTCCAGTTCCAGCAACGAGCGAAGAAACATAGTCGCCAGTAGTATCTGTTCCTAGTGCTACAGAATTAGCTGCAATTGTTGTTGCAATATTAACATTTGCAGAGCCGTTGAAAGAAACGGATCCAGTTACATCTCCAGATAATTCTATTGTTCTTGCGTTTGTTAATGCTGCTGCTGTTCCAGTTGTATTTGCATTAATTGTTGCTGGAAGACTTATTGTAACGTTCCCCGTACTTGAAGTTACATCTATCTCATTTGCTGTTCCAGTTAATGAATTAACAAATGTATCTTTGTTAATTATATTTGACCAATCAACTTTTGCAACTAACTCACCAGTTGTACCAGAGTAAACTTCGCTAGTATTTGTTGCATCGGGTATGAAAGTAAATTTTCCAATTGAATCATCAAATCCAAAAAACCCTAATTTAGCTGCACTTCCGTTATGCCATCTAAACTCTATTCCTCTATCCTTATTATCGTCAGATGCGGGTTCGGTATTTCCACCAAGTGTAAATATTGGATCTTTTACATAAACAGTAGTTGATTCGACAGATGTTTGAGAACCATTAATAACTAAGTTGCCATCTACGGTTAGATTAGCTTGTAATCTAATGTCATCTTCACTCGATGTTGTAGTGCTGTTGTACTGAGACCAATGAAGAGTTGTATTAATTAAAGTATTTGAATCGTTTCGATAGAACAGTATTCCATTAATTGGATCTACTGCTATTTGACCCTGTACGATATTAGGAGTTGTCATTTAAAACCTTCGCTGTCTTTTATTATTTAGAAGGTTCCACCATCAAATGTTATTCCGTCAATGGTGCCACCAGTTATGCTAACGCTATTAGCGTTTTGCACTGATATAGTTCCTAAGCCAAGATTAACTCTTGCATTTGAAGCATCAGTTGCTCCTGTACCGCCATAAGCAACACCTATTGCTGTTGCACTCCAAGTTCCTGTTGCAATGTTACCTACTGATGTTAGGCTTGAGTTTAAAACAGTAGAACCAAGAGTTGTATTAGTTAATACTGAGTTGCCACCAATTTTAAATTCTTTTCCAGCCAAAAGATTAAGATGTTCAGAAGATGTCCACGAATCTGTTGCATCAACCCAGTTAAAAGTTTTATTTGATGCACCAAGTATTGTAATGCCAGCACCATCTGCGGTTGTATCTGTCGGTGATGCCACATTTGCAAGAACGATATTCTTATCTTCAACAACAAGTGTTGCAGTATTTAAAGTTGTTGTATTACCTTGAACTGTAAGGTCTCCAGTAACAACAAGATTATTGCTAATTGTAACATTAGATGGAAGACTAAGTGTTACTGCTCCAATGCCAGAGTTAGAAACCGAAATTTCATTTGCCGTACCTGTTATTGAAGTTACAGCATTCGAGGAAAGATCGCTTATTTGTGATGCAGTAACTGATATAGTTGTATTCCCAGCTGCAGTTAGTCTACCCTGTGCATCGACTGTGAAAGTTGCAACTGTGTTCGCTGCACCATAAGAACCTGCCGTAACTGCGGTGTTGTCAAGATTAAGAGTTACTGTATCTGTTGTGCTCGCAACTGAACTTAAGCCAGTTCCACCAGAAATTGTTAATGTATCTACGCCAGAAGTTATTGTCTGACTAGAGCCAGAATCACCGGCAACAGTAAACGATGTAGCTACGTTAGATATGTTTGAGTTAATATTAGAAACTAAATCATCTACATAAACTTTTGTTACTGCGTGTGTATTAGCTGATGGAGTAGGAACTATTACTACGCCTGAAAAAGTTTTATTGCCAGTAATTGTTTGTGCCGTACCGAGGGTAATGTACGCACCTGGGCCAGCAATAGCTTCAATGCTCGTTGCTGTTCCGCCAATGCCACCAGTTCCCTTACCGTAGTAAAGGGTATTGTCTGCTTCGTTAAATGCTAACTCTGCATTCTCTAGACTAGATGGTGCACCAGCTGCGCCAGCAGACGACCTTCTCTTAATTCTTAGTGTATTAGACATAAATTAAAAATTTCCTCCGTCTACCAAATTTTCTTTAGTGGCGTTAACCCATGCGGAACCGTTATACTGCAAGATGTCACCTGTTCCAACTAAATTTATAGTAACATCTGTTAAACCATTTAATACTGATTGTATAGAAACATTTGATTCTATGGCTATCATTCTGTCTTTTACTGTCAAATATGATGAAGCCGGGTTTATACCCATAACCGTCTGAATTGCTTCAACTGCATCATTTAAATCTGAATGTTGCTGATGATGGGGTACTGTAACAGAATTAAGATTGTCTGTGGCATTTGGGTTAACAAAATTGTCTAGTGCTGTTGGATATTGAATTGCCATTTCTTCCCCTAAATTGACAGAATTTTATTAGTATCGTTACTCCAGTTTATAGTAACGCCTAATGCTGTATTGCTGCCTTCAAAAGGTAATCCTTCTGAAGTATCTATGAAAAATATTAATCTTGAATTTGCGTCTGATACCCCAACTTGGTACAACACAAGTGCATTAAATGCTGCGCCTGCGTAAGCTGGAACCTCAAGATCATTTGCGTCTAAAACTCCATTAGTAGTGGTCTTATTGGCTAAAGCATTTGATCTTCCCTTGATGGCAGAAGAGTTGATGTCTGAAACAAATTCATCAGTATTTTGATTTGCTGTGTATGTTGTTGTATTTATAAAAAGTATCTTAAGATCATTAGTATCAACTGCTATATCTCCATTTAATAAAGCTTGTTTTGCTTTCTTATAAATAAAATTAGCCATAATTAAATACCTATATCTTTTGATATTTTAATTCTATATTTATAACCTTTTTCAAAATAATTTTTACCTTCAGTAAAATATGAAGGAGTGGCGTCATCTAGTGATGGGAAATCTACATATACTTCAGGCTTCCATGAATGCATGCTTATTTGAGCTGTAACTGTTTCCCATCTAGATGGAGCTCTTTGCACAAGTTTTCTTTGACAAGTAAAATATTTATTACTTAAAAAGTTTGAAGCTGGTCTGTCACTAAAAGTTATAATAACTCTTCCATTATTATAATCATTATAAAGATAAAACTCTCCATCTGATGGATCTGTTTCAACTATATAGAATAGTGGATTTTTTGCAAGTATTTGATAACTTATGTCTATGTCTGTTTTAATTGATTTATCTTCAATTAGAACTGGAACTAGATTTGGATCCGTAATTTCTGTTGTATTTGGAGTTGCTCCACAACCAGACCATGTAAATTCAATTTCTTCCGTAGCAACTATATTCCCAGAGGCATCTACTAAATTTTCTACTACTATGCAGTATTGCGTATCTTCAACTAACTCTGTTGTTCTCCAGTAGAGAGTTAAAACTCTTGAAATTTGATTATAATCTTTTATCGTACTAATTAATTCAAATGGAGTTGACACCTGAGTTGGTGTTGCTCCAGCTACAACCAGTCCAAAGTTTTCATTTTTTAGTGAAGTTATTTTTACTGTTCTACCAAATTTAATAGATACAGAATAACATCCTACTGAAGCTTGATCTACAAGATATAAGGCCACTTAATTCTCCAAAAGGTAAACTAACCATAATAGTAAACACTATGTTTGTAAATATGAAAATAGGGGGTGGAGATTTCTCTCACACCCCCCACTTTCTAGGGATTCGTAACTATAACTAACCCTAAGTATTATATTAAGGCAGTGTAACCTGATTTGTAACCTGTACTTCGTAATTACGAGCAAGGCTAATATTCTTGGCCACTGTAATTCCTTCACCATCACCAAGCATCACAATGTCGTAACGCTCTTTCATCTTCATCTGACGAATGTCACGACCTGGATCAGCGAACTGATCTGTGGTCATGTCATCCTTGACAAGGAGTGAACCGACTTCATTGCGATCAATCAAGAATACGTCCGACATTGCTGGCGTTGCGCCATTCTTAGCTGTGAAGCTTACGAATGGTGATACGATCACATTCAAGCCCATAGGAGCGGTGTTGTTTAAAGCACCTTCTTTTGAGTCTGGACGGTAACCCCAACTTGTGTTGACTGCTGCTGCAGAACCACCTGTGTGGAAGATGGCATCCTTGAGGAATACCGACCACATAAGTGGGTGGAGGATAAAGTCTGTTGGAACATGATTTTCTGCCATAAGAACAGCAGCCATGTCGATAACATCATCCCAGTGAAGAGTGTCGTTGAATTCTCCATCGATCCCTCTACCAGTTGTATCATCTGTGCCACCGGCCGTATTGTCGAATACAATTGTAGCTGCATCCTTGAAGCGTGACAAGGCAATTTGCTCTTTCAAACGAGCCATTGCTCTACCTGCAGCGCGGACGTGAAGACCTACGATATCCCAGAGTGAGTCTGAAATGACTTCTTCTGTAAAGGAGAGCTTGACGCCCTTCTTGGATACTTTGCCTTCAATCTGCTTTGCAAATGCGAGCGCTTGCTCTGGATACTCTTGGCCCTCAGGAATCTCTGCTGCTTGAATAGCATTGACTGCTGGGAACTCGAGTGAACGGCCCTTACCTAGGCGTACTGTCGAGAGAAGTGGAGTCACAAGAAGTTGTGGCTCTGCTGCCTCTTTAAGTGTACGTGAAATAACCTTTGGGAAAAGTATTGCTGCATCTGGTGATGCGAATGCTTCCTTAATAGTTACTCTATTATTTTCGTCTATATGCCCGTCCTCGGTTAAAGCGTTCTCCCAAGCTGGGAGACCCGAGAGGAGCTCTTGGATTGTCTTACTCATCTTAGGAATATTCCTCCTGTTTATTTTCTAAAGTGTTAGATTGACGCGGAATGCACCAACCACATTATTGACGTCCAGATTAGAACGTATACCCAACTTACCTGAGTATGTACCCGAGCGAGTAAGCTCGTATACAGTTTTCAGGGCACCTGGATCTGATGGCAACTGCATGTAGGAGAGAAGGCCGTCATCAAAGTTTGTAGCAAACTTCTCAACCTCAACTACCTTACCTACTTGCAACCATGGGTAGCTGCCAGCATCGCTCTTTGAAAGAGCTACTGGGCGGCCCATATGGTCTGCCTTAATTAATGAACCAACAGTTACGCCATCATTGATGGCGGTTACCATTGGGTACTCAACGTATCCGTGAGTAATGAATCCAGCACCTTGCGAAGTGCCCTTATCAAACGGACGGTAGAGGTCATACTGAGCGCAGCCAATTGGAATTGATCTAAGCTCTACTTCAACTGTGTCAGTAGCGCCTGAGCTATACGATGGTGTTGCACCATCTAGCGGATCCCAACCTGCGGTTGTATCGCCCCAAGTTACTGCAGAACCTGTTCCGTTTGCAGGAACAATTCTTGCATCACCGTTACCATCTGCAACGACCGAAAGAATTGTACCCTTAGTGATTACAATTTCAAAACGATCATCTTCTGAATCCAAATACCATGTTGGCAATCCAACTGATGGAAGAATGTAGGCTGCTGGTGCAATACCAGGCGAAACTACAAAACGACCAGCACCTGTTTTGGTGCCAACTTTACGAAATTTAGCTAAAGACATTATTTCTCCTTAAAGTTGTTATTAAAGTTTACGACGACCCATGAAGGCATCTACGAAAAGTTGTTCAACGGCATTGACTTTTGTTTCCACAACTTCTTCTTCTTGCTTATCTGAAAATATAACATTTTGTTCATTTTCAACAGCAATTTCAGAATTGATTTCTGGCATATTAACACGCTTTGTCTTTGTGACAGGCATGGTTGCAAGATCTCTAAGGGAATCGGCTAAAGAAGATGCTGTTCTCTTTGAGTGATCAGCTATTAATTCTTCTCTTGCTTCATATGACTCTAGTCCGTTTGCAATCTTTGCGTCTACAACTCTTTCAACAAGAGTTCTATGCAATGCATTCTTGAGTTTTTGATTTTCTTCTTCGAGAGACTGAAGCTTTTTAGTTGCGTCATCAACATCTTGCTCAGAGGCTTGCTCATCGGCTTTTACTGTGCCAGTGAGGTCTGTTTCTGACTCTTCAGTTTTCTCAATTTCTTCGGAAGTAGTAGCGTCAGAAGAATCAACAGTATCAACCTGTTCTTCTTTTGAATCCAAAACTTCCTCAGATCCTTTTGCATCTTCTTTTGAAGCTTCTTCAGTTGTTTCTGGAGCTGCATCAATTACTGGTGCTTGTTCTTTTCTCAAATCTTCAATCTTTGAAGAAAGAGTATCTATCAAATCTTGATCATTGGCTTCTGTAGCAATCTTCAATGCATTGTTTAATGCTGCCATAAGCTCTGCACTCTTATTCTGTTCAGATACAGTAGGCTCATCTTGTGATGAAGCTTCTTCTGTTGCAGTGTCTTCTTTATTTACTGCAGTATCTGCAGCTTCCTCTGGCGAGGATGAAGAAGTTGCTTGAGATAGATCTTGGCTAAGTTCTTCAACAGTAGCCAAAATGTCTTCATTCTTGACTTCATCGTTCATGTTTAATTTCTCCTCAAGAATATCTTTTTCATGATTCTCATTAGATAGTAATGAATCATTAGCGTATTTGTAATCTTCGCTTTCTTGTACGGCATAGGCTGTCAAAAAAGCTCCTTTTAGATGCAGGTAAAGAGGTTTTGATTCTTTAGACTTAAGATCTTTTAATATTGATTTGTGCTCTTCAACCGAATAGATATCTTCTTCATTCATGCTTAGGACAAAAGCTGAGCTTTTTGCTACCCAATCATCTGTAGAATTTTCTACCTTAACGTCTCCCTTGCCTGCTTTTCTTACTCCAGACTTAGAATCTGCTGGTTGATTAACAAAAGAATATTCTTTAAAAGAAATATCCTGCATATCCACAAAGGCTAATTTACCCTTGTAAACTTGACCCCTCTTATACTTTGCCAATTTTGGTCTTCCATCTGAAGACTCAGCGGCAAGATCTTCCCCGGTTATTGAGCAGACTGCTTTTCCTGCTCTTCCACCAACTGAACCAGTTAAGTATCTTTTATCTAAAACCTTTTGAATTGCAGCTGGATCTGTTATTGCAACTTGCAATCTAACAAATGAAGAACCGTCTGCCTCTTTATCCATCTTTGCAGCCATGACCCTGCCAATTGGCTCAGAGTTTAAATCATGATTAAGGATAATTGGCTTTGGATACGGTTCGACCCACGACTGGAGAGCAGCTTCAAGTGCTTGAGCTGAATAGTTATTGTAATTAGCTGTTAATCCGTTCGTGGATTGCAGCAACTTCAATTATTAAACCTTTGTTTAAATCTTCTGATTCAGAAAAATTAAAATCTACATCAGAGAAATCTGGAAGTTGAACCTTGAAGGTCTCCACAAAATTAAAGGCCATTTATATCTCCATTTTTAAGAACTATACGTATAGTAAATTTCTTTTTATAACATTAAACAATTTTATATAATTATATCAGACTTTTACTAGGTTTTCTAAAATTTCAGAACTTCTTTTATCTCCAGTTTTTTTGTACTCTGATAAATGTACTGGAGACATGATATGCGGAGCATATATATAAGAAGCACTGTATAGGGAAAAGCCTTTGTTGACTGCATTTGCAGACCAACCAAGATCTTCACCCTGTTGATGGAATGCGTAATCAACATTGTTATAAACATCTTTAGACATCATCTTTGCTGCCATGATTATGTCTGATTTAAAGAATGATCCAATTGGGTAAGAACTTTCCCTATAGGCTAATTCTCCAATATTGCCCTTCCAAGTCATTACGCTTGGAAACTGTTTACCCACCGGGGTCATATACATTAGCGGAGAAACTGCATCTGCTCCAGCTTTAATATGAGCTATTAGAAGCTCTAATGTATTTGGATTCTCTAGCAAAATATCTGAATCTAAACTTAGATAATAATCAGGTTGATATTCTCTAACTGTTTGAAGAATAGAATTTCTTAATGAAATCATATTATGATATTTGGACAGCGTCCATTGTCTTCCATTATTTTGGTGCTCATAATGATTAATATCTTGTCTTTCATTCATTATGAACAATGGAATTCTAGGATCCATCTTTTTCCAAGCATGAAGTGCTTGAGTAGTTACAAGATCTCCAGGAGCGGTTTCAAAAACAAAACCAATATTAGACATATCTAAAGATTGATTAATTACACATCTGATCCACTGTGACAAAATCCAATCTCTTTTATAGATTGGGCATCCTATAATAAGTTTCATTTTTCTTCAGCTGTTTTAATCTCTTTTTTTGCTGCTACTTTTACAGGTTCTTTTTCTTCTGTCTTAGATTCTTTTTTTTCTACTTCATCTTTTTTAGGAAGATCTTCTGTCGCGGTTGTTGATTCTTCTGGCAAAGATTCTTTTTCTTCTTCTTCTGATTCTTCCATTAAGACTTCAAAGCCTTCCATAAAGGCATCAACTATTTCAACAAGAACTTGTAGAGCGAGTCTTATTTGGTTATTTGCTACAGCTTTTCTAAAGCCTTCAATTGCATCCTCTTCTAAAAGAAATTGTTTTGAAATTTCAGAATTAATCATTAAACTCATTTGTATTTTCGTCCTTAATTAAATTTTCAATTGGATCTTGATGTTCATTTGTGTATACTACATTATAGTCTTTTTCTAGAGCATTTTCAATTGCTGACAACCATGACATATCAGATCTTCTAATATTTGGCGATGTGTTTCTTCCATTTTGATTTGCTGGTCTTACTGCATTACCAGTTCCTCTTCTGTTTGAAGGAAGATTTCTTTGTCCTCTAGGAGCAGAAGCTTGCTTATCTCCATTAGCCTTAACATCTACAGCTCCAGATGCCTTTGCTGTTATTTTAGCTTGAGCTTGAGATATATCAATCTGAACTCTGCCCTGTATTGAAGGGAATAAATTTTCTTCATCAACTTCAGGATCTAATCCCAACTCTATTCTTGCTTCATCCAGACTAATCAATGAATTAGCATACTTTTGCATTATATGCGTTTCTTTTTTGACTTGAGTATCCACATCAATTTCTTTAAATTTAAAGAAACATCTGTCTGACACGTTATCCTGCGTAGGGTTAACTATCGGATCAAATCCACCTTCAAACAAAAGTTCATTGAATATGTGCAATCTGATCATTTCTGAAAATTGCTTTTGATACTGTTTAACCTTGTCATATAATGCAACGTCTAATCTATCTGTTACTGATCTATTTCCACCATTCATCATCATTCCAAGATGGTGAGGAGAAACGCCAAGACCAACTGCGACTCTTTCTTTAAAGTGCTCAAGATATCTAGATGCGTCTAGCGCTTCTTTTCCAGATCCAACAATCTCTATGTCATGTCTATGCGGAAGAATTAATCCACCTTCTGATCTTAGATTTTCTATTTCAGCAGCTGCTCTATCAATTTCATCTGGCTCAGCTGGTTGCTCTGGTGTTCCAATTCTATATTTATATAATGGAAATAATTCTCTATGAACTAAGTTTTGAATATCTTCTTCGATTTGCCTAAGAGCAACAACGTCATCCAAAACAGATGCAAGGAATGGTGTGCCAAAAGCTCTGCCTGTTTTTCTGTCAAGGCTTATATGTATAACTCTATCGGCAGACCAGACTGGATTTTTATTTACAGGAGAATATGTTAGAGGATCAGTCATTTGCTCATATAGTTTTGGCCTATTGTGTTTATCTCTCATTATTCTTACCTGTTCAGTAGGAATAAGATAATAACCAACGATTGGCTCAGTTGCTGATATTGGATTTAATTTTGTTGGAAAATATTCCGATATATCTGCACGCGCTTTAACTATAAAAACATTTCCATATTTAAATAGTTGATCTGATACTTCTAATAAGAAATCTGAAAATGGTCTTTTCATTGCCATTTCCATAAAATCTATTCTTTGATATAAATAGGAAGCTGCTTCTGGATTTTCTCCGACAATCTGCCAACCTTCTTTCCAGAAGAGTTCCTTGTATTTATTCAAAGCTTGTTTAACATATGAGTCTGTATCAACAGCTTGCATTATTCTTTCAAAGTCATACGGAGATGGCTCAAATGTACTTCTAGTATTATACCAGTATGTAGAACCCCTATAGCCAAGTGCCAGGGCAGCGACTTTCATCGCCTTTGAAATACTTTTTACATCTTCTGGTTCTATAGTCTTTGCCACAAAATCAGAATCAGAAAAACCCTCTACTTGACGAAAAGGTATATAATCTTTTAAAGCCATTATTGTCTCCTATAAAAACTAATTAAAATAGTACTAATTTTAATAGTTTTTATAACTTAGTTTTGTGAGATGCCGGCTTTGTCAAAGGTATTTTTAATTATAAGTCCCTTAACTGATTCAAGCCAAAAGATCGTTTCAGCTTCAGAAAAGTCTGAACGATATGAAAGATTCTTATCACTAATCTTGATTTCAACTACAAATTCTGTTTTTACTGCGTTATCTTCACTCATCTTAGTATCCTTTTTGTCTTTCGATTATTGCCGTTAATTGCTTTATGGTAGCTTCTTTTATTATCAACTCAGTCATAACCTGACTAAGCTTTTCTTGGAAAGTTGCTATTATTAAATTGATGTCTAAATTGGAATCGTTATTATTCTGTGAATCAAAACTTTCTGATACTTGCATTGATTGTTTTTCCTCTGTTGTTTGTTGTTCAAACATTAAATCTTGTTTATTTTTTTTGATAAACAGTTTTGACATAAGTATATTATATACTATCTTTCAATAGTAGTTTTGTCAATTTTAGCTAGTTATTATTTTCTAATTCTAATACTCTTTTACGGAGATCTTTAATATTGGCAACAGAGAGAGCAAGGATATCAAAGACTTTGTAAAACGCTGGAACCGCCATGTCATTAATAATTTCATATTCCGCCAACTCACCGTTTCTTATCTCAGCAACTTCTTCTGCAATAAAACCAATATCAAAATATTGCTCTCTTTTTTGTTTTAAAATTTCTTTTTCATTTGGACTACCATTAATCCACTTGTATTTTACAGGATTTAGCTCATCTATTAAAGATAGATCTGTAAAAGATGTGATGTCTTTTTTATGCTCTCTTTTTGAAGTGGCCCTTGATAAAGCTTCACCAGAATCACTTTGTTTTATAAAGAACGCACCAGCATATGCTCCAGTATCTGGGTACATACCGCCGTTTGCGTCTATAGTAAAATGACCATTCATATAGATACCGCCACCACCAAATGAACCATCAAGCCTAAACTCACTACCAGCCAATCGTGCGGTTCCATGAGAGCTGGTTGTCATTGTAAATGGATACCCAGCTGAATTGTCAACTAGAAATCTATACGCTCCTGCACCACCATATCCTATATCATAAGTTCCATTTATATCTAATGTCCCATCTGCGTCAAAATAACTTGACCCTGCAGTAATTAAAGAACCAGTGATGGTAACGCCAGAAATTGTTCCACCGCTTACTAAATTACCGCTTATTGAACCACTTGTTGCGTTTATTTCTCCAGTAATATCTGCGTTTGTTGCCGTTAAAGAGCCATCACTATTTACTTGAAAAGCACCGTTGTTAATATCTATTGAAGTTCCAGAAATAGTTCCACCAGTTATTAAATCTCCAGATATATTTCCTGAGGTAGCATTAATAGTTCCAGTAATGTTTGCATTACTCGCTACTAAACTGCCTTGGGGCGTTACCCTAAATGGTGCACTTGAAAATGTGCTATTGCCTAAATAAATTCCGTTTGAATCAGCTTTAAATATAGAGTTACCAGAACCAATAGAAATAGTTCCACCATTTAACTGTCCAGAAAATGTGCCACCCACTGCTGAAAGATTTCCAGAGAAAGTGCCACCTGCTGCTGAAAGATTGCCAGTAAAAGTTAAATTTGTTCCATCCCAGTAAAGATATTTTGTAGAACTTCCTACCTTAAATTCTGGAGTTGATATAACACTTCCAGTTGTGTTCGCCTTCCATCTGTTATGTTCGTCTATGAAAACTGCTCCCGCTTTAATTCCGCCTCTAATTACAGTTGAATCAAACTCTGCAAAACCGTCTCCTCTTATCAACCATCCAGCTGTATTAGCTTGATAGTTTGAAGATCTAATTACTGCAGTGTTTGCGGGTGCAGAATAAGATGTTGTAGCCCCTGCCTGTGTTAAAACTATTTCATGTGCTCCAATTGTTCCAGCAGTTATTTTTGCTGCTGTTAGACTTGAGATATACTGATTTGATATTAGTGGGTTTTCTTGATCGCTTTGAACTATTGGAGACCAATCACTTGGGTTTCCACTAGAGTCTATAGTCCTTATTCTTCCAAAATATCTTCTTGTTGTAGAATCAGTACTATTTGCGACTCCAACTGTAAATACATTTGCTCCAGATGTTCCAGAAGAATATATGGTTGCATTTGTTATTGGAATTATGTTTGGAAATGATCCAGAAACTTGATTAGATTCATAGAGTTCATAACCATATGATCTTGCGTCTTTGTCTGACACATTGTCAAAAACAAACATTACTTTCTCAAATGATGAGAACAGAGCAAGATTTAGTGGATAGTCAGGAATTGTTTGATCTGTTGGAACGGAGAATATAATTGCTTGAGATGGTGCGGAATTTACATTTAGATCTGCGTCTTTTACTCTAGCCGTTAATATATAGTTTTTTCCGTGGCTTTAAATTTTCTATTTTTCTTCTAACTTTAGCCATTATACTGTTCCTCCGGAAACTATTCTACCAAATAAGAATGGACTAATTTCTTCTTTACTTATTGTTGCATATGGATTAAACGCGTAAGAATAGTGATCAATTTCTATCTTCCCATCTTTTGATAGGGAATTTTTTTCATAGTCTGCTTTTATCTCAAAAATATAATCTTTGTAATACAAATTAGTCTTAGAAAATACTAATACATTTTCTTTTTTGTTTTCACTAAATAGATCTATTTCTTGCCAATCAACTTCCACTATGTCTTCTGGCGTTGCGTCTGATGATAGTGATATTATTCTTAATTTAAATTTTCCTAAATTAGGACCTTTGTTACAAAACAATTCAAATAATGGACCAGTAAAAGTTCCAATTAGTTTTGCTCCAGGATTCTTAGTAACTCCATTTTCCCAATCTGTTTCAATATTTAAATAAGAAAAATTATAAAATGCTGATGTATTTGAACTTACGTCAAAAGACGTTTCATCTATATTAGACGATGCGGTGATAAACTCCGCTTGCTCATCCACGCATGAAATATAATCTTCATAGACACCATTATTTACTTTTTTAATTTTTTTAATATTATCTGTTTTATAATAAAGACTATATTGATTTTCAATCTCTATATCTTTTTCGTGGTCCACAGCCGTTTTAAAATAAACTCTGTTGCCAACGATATGAGATTTAACTGGAACAAAATTATAATCATCACTTGCTTTTGATTCATAAACAACTAAATATGAATTTATTTTTGTTTCTTCTTCTAAAGAAGAATTAATAAATTTATCTATTGATATGTCTGATATATCTACGAACAACCAACTATCTTTTGTTACATCCTGTTTTAAGGTTGGAATATTTATTTTCCTTCTTAATATAGGATACACATAGTTAGTGTCCTGTGTAGATATAGACGGATTAGCCGTCGCGGGCAAGTATCTAAACCAAGTCATAATTAAATTTGAATAACCTCAATTACGTAGTCGTGGTTTTCGTCGTAGGCATTGTCGTCGATTTCAATATCAATTATAGCATCTGCCAACGGAACTCCACCATCTAATATATCCGTTACATAAGAAACGATGTTTACAGATAGCGGTTGAGGAGGTACTAGCTCTTCACTTTGTCTTACGGATACGTAATCAATGTCTATAGATTTAATTCTTTCTGAGCCATCTGATCCAGTGTGAGAATGTGTTGAAAGTTTAACACCATCTATCTTTGCATTATTTTCTACAGATATATCTCCACTAATTATTCCACCATCCTTAAGCAAGTACTGGGGATGATGATCTTCTGTTAAATCGTCTAGACTAGCGTGACTTGAAACCAAATCACTTTCTGTTCTATATGTTTCATGTGTTGAGTCAAATATTCTTGCATACTTGTCATCTTTAACTGTTTTAATTATTACTGGCTTTGGTTGACCCTTAGATGATAGTTGATATATGTAGTTTGAATATTTTCTCTTACTTGTTACCAAAGAGAATAATTTCTCTACATTAAAATTAATAACATAATTTCTTTGTATCATGTCAGCCAAGATCATTCCGAAGTTAGCATTAATAATGTTTGTTGCGGAAAGCAATTCTTGTGTCATTACAGGAAGCTCTCTTGACATTGCTGTTGTATAATAATCTAATTCCATTGAAGAAACTATTTGATTCTTAAAGTCAATAGATTGAGATAAATATCTTTGATAGAAGATGTCACAGTTGTCGAGATAGTCTCTCTTTAGAGATTCTATAACATTTTTAGTTTCATCATGTAATGCGTTTAATTTAATTGAAAAAAACGCTTGGAATTCAACTGATTGCCTTTTTGTTGTTTTATCCAATTCGGAAGCTGGAATTTGGCTTGGGGACGATATGATTGTCTGCCTAATGTACTGCGTGTGTTGTGACGCCATTTTGGCCCATGAGTCGAACTGTAATGCAATCTGTTTCTGTGAGTCATCTTCGTAATCATCTCCAAACTTTAATAATAAAATATCTTTTATGTTTGAGGCTTCGTTAAGCATGAACGTCAATAGATTTCGCAAATCAAACAAATATGCAAATGATGACTGAGAAATCGATTGATGATAATTTTCTAGCATTCTTCTTGCACTGGTCGACATAGATCTTTCTGCGTATTTATATTCACTAAATGAAATGTAATCTGGTGCAGTTTTTTGTGTAGAATTATATTTTAATAATTCTTTCCATAATTTTCTATGTGACTCTTCTAAGGCAATGTTTATAGATGGATTTATATAAACATTTGATAATAATTTTTCTAAAGTTGATTTAGTTTTATTTAAAAAATTATAAGTTTGTATTATTTGGGTTTTACATCCTTCTAGAGGAATAAAGTAATCTGGTCTGAGGGCATTCTCAAATTTACCAGGAACAATCCCAGTTGGATTTTGATCTATTTGTTTTTGTGGTGATTTTTGTTCAAAGAAAGATACATCAGCTTTTTCTGCTGAATAAAAATTATTTGAACCATTTACATTTTGTTCTATATTATTTATTGACATAAATTAACCTAAAATATTTTTCTTTTTAGTTTTGGTTTGCCAGCCATTCTTCCAGTCCTAGATGCCATTAATGCATCGGCTCTGCCAACAGATGGCGTATGTTTTGGTTCAGGAGCATCATCTTCTGATGAAGATGGTTTTGGCATATAAAATGTATTTGAGAATGACTGAGTTTTTGTTGTATAGTTTGATCTCATTAGTTCCCCATAATTTTGGGTAATAGCTAAAAGAGCCAACATCAAGGCGTCGTGCGCGTGATCCATTGCTGATCCACCTGCTTCAAAAACAGGCCTTCCAGTTTGGGTAGTTCTTACAACAATATAAGATATTAATTGCAAATAAAGTTCTTCATCTGATTCTGAGAAAAGAATTTTTTCTTTTTCTAAATATTGTCTCAAGTTGTCAACCATAAATGGTTTCATTTCTTTTTTGACTGGAAGCTGAGTATAAGGGTCTTTTACTTCTATCGTTTCAGCAAATGAAACGCCTTTTACTCTTTCTCTTAATTTTGTTTGAGGGTTTTCTACTCCAGCTTTATGCAATAGTTCTACTTGAACTTCTCCGAAGCCTCTGTCAACATAAATGTGTTTTGGCTGGAATATTTTATTAAGCTCCATAATTCTATCTACAGCTTTAGTTAGAGTGTATTCAGAACGAGGTATTTCTTCTCTGTAGCAGACTCTAGTTCTTCCCCTAAATCTTTCATCTTCATAAGTGTCATTGCAAGCTTCAACTACAACGATATTTGTTCCAGCCCCATATTTATCCCAGTCAACACCTATCGTAAAAAATGATCTAGCCGATGTAACTTCGGCGTTGTATTTCCAGCCTGGATCAACAAATGCCATGTCAACATATTTTCTTGGATATACACCTTCTGAGTCTTCGCCCCAGTCGGCTTCAATTTCATGTCTATATCCTATTTCAGAATACTGTTCTCTAAATTCGTCTTCTTGGTCTTTACTAAAAAATGGGTTTACATATGATGGAAACCAAAATTCTTGAAATCTATTACTATTGCACCATTCCCAAAATTTTTCTCTTCTGCCAGTTGGAGTAGAAGCACCTATCATAACCTTGTCTGGTTGATCTTCAGCTGTTTTCTGAAGCATCGCGTACAACGCATCTAGGTCACCAGAATGCATGTAGTCCATTTCGTCTAATATAATTAAGTGTGCTTCCTGACCACGAGCTACGTCTGACTTTCCACCAGATCTCATTCCTGAGGTAAAGAATCTAATAGTTGAACCATTAGAGAATTCCATCATGAATTGCGGGCTTGTTACTTTTCTTGTCATTGAGTTCATAACAATTTCATTCTTAGAAGCTATTCTAAGAATTTCCTGATAAATCAATTCCACCTGAGTTTTCATTGGCGCAACAACCAAGCATCTGCCGTCTTTATGGGTGTAGCTATAGTGTAATAACTGTATCGCCAAAGTAAATGTTTTACCTAGACGACGACCAGCTCTCAATACTTTTCTTAAAGAAGGATGTCTTAATATCAATATTTGATAGGCTCTTGGTTCTGCTTTCAAAAAGTGCTTTGCCCAAACAACTGGATCTTTTGCTATATGTATTTGCCTTTGCTGTTCTGCACTGACGCCAAGATCCAAAAGCTCTTTATCTATCTCAAATGGTTCGTCAATTAGATATGCTAATTCTTCATTAGTCATATCTCTATCTAGAACAGGAAGTCCACTATTCCAGTTAACATGTGAGAGCTTATTTCTAAATACCCACTCAATTCTATTTACTTGTTTATATATTTCTATATCTTGATTTTTTATTATTTCAAGTAAATCTTCTCTTGAGAGTTTTTTTAGTTGTTCTCTAAAAGCTTTTGTTTTATCGTTCATAGTTTATCCAAAGTGGGAAGCCATCATTCCAGCTTCCGATCCTAACACACTTCTTGCATTTAGTCTAGAATTTTGAATAGCCATAACGCCTCTTGACCTTGAGGTTGCTGCTGCTTCTGTGTCTCTATAGCCCATTCCAAACATTGGTTTATTAATTGAACCCTGAAGAGATTTATTCGCATCGCGAGCTAAGTTGATTCCACTCTTAACTACTTCTCCAGCCATCTTTCCTAGATCATAAACAAATGATGCTGCTGCGACAAACTGTAAACCAGGCAGTGCTAATGCAGCTCCTCTTGCTCCAAGAACTTTTGCTCCAGCTGCAGTTCCAAGCAATTTAGCAACTCCCATTTTGCCAATACCTGCGTTTTTAAAAGTTTTAAAAACACCTTTTTCAAGAGCTTCTGAACCTAAGTGCATACTTGGAGATCCAAATTTTTTAAATATTGCTTCCTCCATATGAGATACGGCTGCTTGTGCACCTTTTCCAGCTGCTTCGGATAATCCACCTGCTCGAGCAAAACCTTGTGCTCCTCTAAAGTATCCACCTAAATATTGAGTTCCTAAACCACCCATTGAAGATACAAGTAAGTTTCCGGCTACGCCTTTTTCTCCAGCTCTAACAGCGGCCATTCCCGAAGTATATGCGCTAGCAGTTCCTGGGTTTGCAGCTGAATATGCACTAGCAGACATTCCTCCTCTTTCAAAGGCTGTCATTGCAGATGCTTGTGAAAATGATATTCCAGATGTACCTCGCATTAAGGCTGGATTATTCATTGTGGCTAGTCTTTCTATCCTCATGGCAAAATCATCAAGGTTTCCAGGACCACGTAAATCCATTCTTCTTCCAGCTGATACAGCTGCAAAAAGTCCTGGTCCCAATGCAGCTTCTCCAGCACCTACTCCAGCTGCATTTCTTAGTCTGCCCATCCCAAATTTTTCTGTTTTATTAAATAACCTATGTCCTTGAGCATATGTATAAAGACTACTTCCTTCATTTGCACCAAACACACTTAATGAATGAAAGCGACTAAGATTTCTTGGTCTATAAAATGCATTATTAACTCTTGATGTTTTAGCAAATGCCATTTTACCACTACCTGCAGCTGCTGCGTCATCTGCAAATCTTGCACCTCCAAATAAGAATGATTTTCTTGTTGCTGGAGTAGGTGTAACACTACCGCTTTGAAATACCTGATAATTTGCTCGTCTTGAAGCTCGTCTTCGTCTTGTAGTATCATCGAAATAACCTCCACGCATAAGCGTGTTAGCACCTCTTCTGGAACTCATGCCAAGAGATGCAGTTATGCCTGGAGCAGCCCCCATCATTCTCATTGCTAACGACTCGTTAGCTTGTGGATTGGCGTAATCCTCAAATTGTCCAGTTAATGGATTAAGTGGCATTAATATCCGCCTCTAGCATTGTGCATTCCGAGAACTATGTCTCCAGACGCATTTAATTCATTTGCCAATTGTCTTGATCTTGCATACGGACTTTGAGAGTAAAAATCTTGATTAGCTGCTATTCTTTGTCTTGTATAATTAAGTGGTGCAGCAGCTCCTATTGCTGCACCAGCTATTGCTCCAATAGCCCCAATTTTTCCACCACGCATACTACCTATTGCGCCACCAATTGCTCCACCAACAACTGTTGATGCAAGTTGTGTTTTTGCTGTTGCTGCAACGGGGTTAACCTTCATATAATCTAGTGGTGCAGATGCTTGCATTAAACTACCAACAGGTCCACCAAGAATTGAGCCAGCCAAAAACCTTCCTGACAACTCTGTTCCCAAAAATGCTCTGTCTGCGTCAGGACTGCCAAACGCAGCTTCCATCATACCTTCTTTTGCAGACTTGCCAGCGGTATTCAAGGCGCCCAAACCAAATAAGGCTCCAAAACCAACTAATGTACCAACTTTTGGCATTTAACTATCCTCCGAATAAATGATTATATTTATCATTTCCCATTTTATAATGGTTTACTTTATTTCTATCTAAATTACCAACAACGCCAGCTGTAACCAACGGATCTCTTCTATATGAATTAATAGTACTGCTAGCTGGAGCAGATTGCCTCATCATTTGTCCAGTTGACATTCTAGAGGTTGGCTGCTGCTGAAGTGTTTCATCGTACAGTCTATGTTCTCTGTATTTCTTTGATGCCAGATAACCCAACCCAACGGCACCAACTGCCAATCCTGCTATACCCATTTTTGTTTTATTATTAATATAAAAATCAAGCATTTTGTTTGGGCTTTGTCCAAGTTTAGCTCTTCTTATTTGAGTTCTTGCTTTTGATGCATTATTGCCTTGAGATAAAATTTCTGCTGAATCATTTAAGAATCCTATAATACTTCCATTTGCGCTATCCATAGCTCCCTGTAGTCCAGCTCTTCTCATGACTTCTTGATTAACTCCTGGTCCAACCCTTACAACCTCGTCACCAACAGTGTCTAGAATTGGCAATAATATCTCTCTTGAAACAATGTCGTTTGCTATATCTGTTCCACTTCTTTTCAAACCTAGATATGCTTGATCAGCGGCATCGCCTTCAATTTTTGCTATTCCAACTCTTCCTGAAGTTAATCTTTCTGTAAATTCATTCATCAAATCATCTTTACTTAATTGTGAAGCGTTGAGTACTCCACCAATATCTTGATTAAATGTTGCAAGTTGCTTTAAAACATCTGCTTCCAAACCAAGGTTTGCTGCATTAGCTCCGTCAGCTGCTTCTGCTAAATTAAATAAACTTGAAACTAGACTTTTTGCATCTTGTTTAGATGTGCCCTTAGCTAAATGAAACATTGCGTTCATTATGTTGTCTGCGTTATTTCGTGTTGCGTAAGAAAGACTAAATTGTCCAGTGTTAAATAGATTAGTTGAAGTTCCAGCGGTTTCTGCTGCTTTTTTCATTACAGACAGTGGCATAAAAATATTTTGCCTTAAAAGTGAGTCTTCACCAATTTTCTGAAATACTCTAAATTCTTTTACGCCTTCAAGATGACTAACTCCAAACTCAGCCATAATATCACCATAGTCAGCATATTTCATCGCTTCCATTGTGCCATTGGCTAAAGCTGCAGCTTTTGCTCTTTCTATATATGGAGCTGAAGCATCTGCCATTATTGTACTAAAAACTCTACTTCTAACATCTAAAAATGCATATGGGTCTGCGGCTTTTTGTGCAGCTGTTGCGAATTCGCCAAGTGCACCAGGCGCTCTGGCTGTATAATCTTCAAGTCCAACACTAAAGTATCCTCCAATAGGAGAACCACCTCTTGCAATCCTGATTGCATCTGATGTTGTTTCTGGATCGGAACCAAACAATTCATAAGTCTTACCTAATCTTGCCATTAGGCTTGTTTCATCTGCAGATTTTGCAACTGCGCCCAGAGTTTTTTGTAAGTTTGTTATTTCATCAATTTGGTGAGCTTGAGTATAGTTTATGCCTAAATCTATAATATTTAAATCTGATTGATTTACGGTTATCGCTGGAGCATTAATCCCATAATCATATAAGAAATCTGGTCTTAGCATAGCTCCAGTTCTTGCTTTATTTAAAGCTTTTGTTATAATATCTTCTGCGTCAGTCTGAAGTACATCAGTTATATCTTGACCTACTGCAAATCTATACTTACCCTCTTCTGCGTCAAATTGAAGCAGGCCGGATTTACCACCCATATCTGTGCGAAGTTTTACTCCTTTCATTCCACTTTCTGTTAAAGTTGATTGAAAAACTTGTTCAGATAAATTTGAAACACTTGCTATATTTGTTGTTGGAGTTACAGCTGAAGAACTTAGTATTACATTTTGTGCGCCCCTGACGAGCGGAGAATATTTAGCTCTAGCTGTAGATTCTACTACATCTAATTTATCCGACATCTGATACTTTGCAAAATAGCTTTGTAGAAATGAGTCAGTGTCTGCAATGTGTGTACCAGCATATATTTTTTCAAATAATTCTTTTGCGCCAGCATCTCCGGCAATCATATCTTGTTCAAGCAATTGCAATAAGTTCGTATTTGTTGCAATAGCTTCAACGGAGGATGTTCCAGTTGATCCACCAAAATGAATTTTTGACATGAAATCTTCTGAATACAATAAATCTCTAAACCTAGATAATTCTAGTGCGTCTGATCCAACAGTTCGTCCAGCTAGTTTTGCATTTACCTTATCATTTAAATACGCCCTAGTATACTGAAGTGTGTCAACTACGAAATCTTCATCTTTAGCCATTCTCTCTGTAAACATTTGAACTGCTTTTTGTGCACCTTCGTGTTTATCGTATCCTGCCATTTGTTGCATTGTGCCGAATAATGCATTTATGTCAAAGTATATGTTGTGACCAGCAACTCGGTCTGCTTCCATTAGTTTGTTTAAGAATTTTGAAGATTCGTCTAAAAAACCTGCTCCGTCTGTTCCATGCTGAATGACTTTTGTGCCTCCGGCTAGAAAATCTGACATAGCCATTGGCCCTTTAGCTGTTGCTACATTTAATCCACCCATTTGTCTTGAAGCATAAGATAAATTAAATTTATTAAGCAAATTGACTTTTCCACTTGCTGTCATTTCGGCAATGGCCATAGATCTTGTTTGCGCACCCTGAAAAACACCGGCTGTTTCAACGTCAAATGTATAAACTTTTTTTCCAGTTAACAAAGATGCTAAATCTTTTTTATGGGTTTGCTTTACAGTTCTTAAACCTGCAATATTTTCTGTGCCAACACTAAATGCACTTAATCCAACTTTTTCTGGATTAACATTTAATAGAATACTATTTAATAGCATGCCTGCTGGATTTCTCGAGCTAGTATCAACTTGATATCTAAACAATTGTCTATATAAGTTTGCTGATGGAAGATTTATATTTGGAAGACCGGCTTCTTGAAATATTTGAGGAAGACGTAATATATCATTAATATAAGTTTGTCTTAATTCTTCTCTTGCTGTTTTATTTAAGACAGTTAAATCTATTTTTCCTTGACTTCTTAATATTTCTAAATTTGCTCTGCTCGCAGCTCTTGGATCCAATTGTGTTTCCAGAGCTTTTAAATATTTTTGTTGAAATCCTTCATATCTACTAATAAATTCATCGGCGGTTCCGTAAACATCTTTTAAAACTTTGTCATCTATTATTTTACTGGCAACACCCTTATTTCCCCTAGGTAAGTTTAAAGGCGCACCAACAAACCTTCCAATGCCAGTAGTAAAATAGTTATCATCTATTTTCATTTTGCTCTTTTGATTCCCCATCTATCGTTTGAGCCTCAATGTAGTCATCAAGTTCGTATGTACCAAGTTTTTGTCTTAATAACTTTTCTTTTTCAATTTCAATTGCTTGAACTTTATATAAAATATCAGATATTGCTTGGGCACTATCAACCTGCATTTGACCAGCTTTTGCTTTTGCTTCTCTAGTTGCTAATAATTGATTTCTAAGATCTTTTCTTCTTTTATGAAGCTTGTCTTCTAGTTCTACGGCTAAATGCAATTCTTTTTTCAAGATTGGTTGACCATCTTCGTCAACTCCAATTGTATTTTCCTGAATGAAATGTTCTTTTGCCAATAGTTTTGTTTTTCTTAGATATTGAACTTCCTGGTCTACTAAATCTCTTATCATGGAAACTTCAACCAAGTTATCCGGATGAACTTCAAGCTGATTCATATACTCAGTAGTAAATTGAGAAACAATAGACATTTCAATTGGACATGGTTTTCCTTTTGGTGCAAGATTTTCTTTAAACAAAGGACATGTCTCTGCAAAGATGCACTTTGCTGCTTCGCAGGACATAGGAATAGAGGAGAACATTGATGTTCTTGTTTTCTGTGGACGAACAAGATCAACAACTCTATCTTTTTCTTCATCAGTCCAATTTTCTGGAAAAAATAAATCTGGTCTTAATGATTCAAATTCTTTAAGAAAATTTTTCTTTTCATTTATTTTTTCTAACTCACCCATTAAAGTCTATCCATTCTGAACTGTAGAAGCTATCATTCTTAAAAGTTTCTATAACTAAACTATTGCAATGCTGGCAAAGATATTCGTTTTTTATAATTATATCAGATTCTTTATCATCAATAAATTGTTCTCTATACATAAAACCCATGATGCTATTGCATCTTGGGCACAGCATTTTATATCTCTTCCAAAAGTTTCATTAAACCTTTTTGTAATTTAGTTTGAAGCTCTGCGTCGTGCGCGGCATTGACGAAAGTACTTACTTCTCTCATTTCATCTGGAGACAAATAAGATGATATCTTGTATCTTGAACCTTTGCATATATCACAATAAACTTCTTTTTGCCCCATATAGCATTCACACTTTTCAATGATGTCAAAATGTTCTAATGCACTTGCGACGTCAAGCCATTTGTTTTTGAAAAGCTTCTTAGTTTGCTCTTTATAAGCTCTTAACTTATGGGCGTCGTCGGACAATAATGTTCCCATATCCAAGGAGTGTTTCATTAATTCATTTATACTTTTGTATAAAAAATTGGCTAACTGAAAATCTCCATTTTTGTCTGTATAATTTTTCCAATCATTCATCACATATCACATTTCTCTTATTTTAAGAATATTAGGCGTATCTTCCGCTTCCTCGCGGACCCTGAAATCCACCTCTTGAACCATTCCTATTTCTCATCATACCAATACCACCCACTAAAGAGGTACCAGTGAGAGCTCTTGCTCCAATCTGCCTTTGCCTAAGTTCTACAGCTCTTTTCTGTAGATCATCTCCAATCAACATTGGTTGTCCCTTTGAACGAGCAGAAGCTCTTTGGTATATTTTTAGTGCTGCGGGGGATTTGTTATTAAGGAAATTTTCTGTTCTTTTGGTATTGCTAAATAATGCACCAACTCTTCTTGTAGCTCCAGCTCTAATTCCCATATTTAGTACCCGTACATTCCAGTTGGTCTTCCGGGAGTTCTTTTTCCAGTTCCACTTCCTCTTCTTGTTCCCATTGCACTAATGCCTGCCATACCACCAACAACAGCTGCAGATCTTATTTTTCCAGATCTAGCCAATGCTTTGGTTCCGGGGTTAGAGCCAGCTTTACGACCTATTGCGCCCACTGCTCCAAAAAAACCATGTGCCTGTCTATTACCGGCGAATGCTTTTCTTGCTGCTTTTCCTGCTGCTGCACCTTGTTTTACCGACGCCATTTTAGATAACCTACTTTGCTAATTTAGTTTTTTTAGATGGTTTAATTAAATTAAAACTAAAGCCATCTTCAGTATAATCGATATTAAAAATAGTACCCTTAGGTATTGTACTTTGAACAATAATCCTAGATAACTCAGTTTCTATTTGATCTCTTCGTATTTGCGCCAAACCTCTTGCACCCTTTACTGAATCGATTCCCTTGTCGATTAAGGCGTTGATAACATTATTATTATACTCTGCGGAGAAACCTTTTTTGGTTAGTTTATTTAAAACTACCTTCATTTCTAATTCAGCTATCTTTTCGCAATCTTGTCTGGACAAATGATTAAAGACCATTATCTTATCTAATCTGTTAATCATTTCTGGTTTAAAGTACTTTCTCACTGCGTCCATTGTATGCTTTTCCACAATATGCTTTGGCGGCAAAGCGGTTGTGGAATTCATGTAATGAACATTTTTATTAAAACCAGTACCGGTACCAATTAAGTGATCTACTGTTTTATCGTTTCCTAAGTTTGTTGTAAGAATAATAATTGTTCCCCTAAAATCAACTTTATTACCTTTTGCGTCAGTTACAACACCTTCATCGAATATAGTTAAGAATGTATTCCAAATATCAGGATGAGCTTTCTCAACCTCGTCAATCAGCACTACTGAGTTTGGGTTCTTCTGAATCTGATTAACCAATTGACCACCTTCGTCATGGCCAACATATCCAGGTGGTGAACCAATTAACTTTGCACCTTCGTGCTTTTGTTGATACTCGCCACAATCAATTCTTACCATTGGATTATCTGAATCAAATAAGTAATTATGCAGTGTTTTTGCTAAATGGGTTTTTCCAACTCCAGATGAGCCGGCCAACAAGAAGACCCCCAAAGGTCTATTGCTATCGTTCATATCTGCTTGAGATCTTAACAAAGCATGACATACAGCCTCAATGGCTTCATCTTGGCCAATAATATTATTCTTAAGATAATGTTCTAGCGCGATAAACTTTTGTTTTGGAACTTTCTTAATCTGCTTTTGTTTATTTGATTTAGATGATGGCTTATCTTTATATCTTGATATTATACTTTTTATTTCGTCAAAGTTTTGACCAAGATCTAATTCTGGTTCTATTGGAGCTGAAGCATATGCGATAGCAATCCAGTAATCTATATCCAAACCAGGATTAAGCATTACACATCCAGTGTATAGTGCTTCGATACATCTTTCAGCATTTGACCTAGTCATCATTCCTAATGCAGCTGACACATCCGTTTTTAGGTTAAAGATAACATGCTGAAGAATTTTTCTTCTTCTATCTTTTTCAGTCTTTGCTGTTATTTGAGAAACGAACTGATCTATCTCCTCTGGTTCCAAGACTTTGTATTTTACATACACATTTAAATCTGGAACGTATATTTGATATATCTTCATACGTTCTCCCAACCATTTTTAAGACTTAAGATTCTATATATATTATATATTATAATAGTATATATATATAATAGTAATATATATATATGTAGATATATAGGGGTAGGGGGTAGGGGGTAAAATCCCAGTCTACTAAACTTTTTTTGCTTTGTCAAATTCACTTTGAATATTTTTCCACCGATGGGCAATCTTCTATGCAGGGTCCGCAAAAAGACCAAAACCTAATCAAATCATCAACAGTGTTAAACTTCATTTCAAGCAAAAACTTTGCTCTATAAAAATCTTCTTTTTTTGCTGTATTGTGTCGCATTGATATTCCGTTCTATGTATACTTGTGCCCATTAATTATATCACCCAACAAACACAGGAGACTGTATGGAAACCACACTAGTTGACTATCAAAAACAGTTTGATAAAAAGATTCTGTATATTAAAAAACTTTTTAAATTAAAAGAAAAGCTGCGCATTGTGCAACTTGGCACAGATGTTCAATCTAGAGTAGAATATAGATACATGGAAAAGCAGGTTGATAAAAAGATTGCTGATACCCAAAAAGCAGCTGGTGAGTTGCTTAAGAAACATAAACTAGTTTACAAAGGATAATAACAAACAATGGCAAATGAATCGAAGGGACTAGAGTTGGCAATAGCACAACTCGAAAGACAATTTGGATCAGGCTCTATTATGAAGCTTGGTAATTTTACAGTAGAATCTTGGCCATCAGTTCCAACTGGTGCACCAACATTAGATAGAATCCTTGGTAATGGCGGATTGCCTCGTGGCCGTATAGTTGAAATCTATGGCCCAGAATCATCTGGTAAGTCAACAGTTGCATTGTCAGTTATTGCAGAAGCACAGAAGCTTGGTTTAAAGTGTGCATACATTGACGCGGAGCATGCACTGGATCCTGTCTACATGCAATCATTGGGTGTTGACCTTGATGCATTACTTCTTTCTCAGCCTGATTATGGCGAACAAGCTTTGGAGATTGTTGATCGCTTAGTAAGAACTGGTGAGGTCGGAGTTGTAGTCATAGACTCTGTTGCTGCCTTGATTCCAAAAGCAGAGCTGGAAGGCGAAATGGAAGCCGCTCAGATGGGCCTACAAGCTCGTCTAATGGCCAAAGCGATGAGAAAGCTAGTTGCACTAGCCTCAGAGAATAAAACGCTCCTATTGTTTATTAATCAACTTCGTAATAAGATCGGCGTTATGTTCGGTAATCCCGAAACAACTCCAGGTGGAATGGCCTTGAAGTACGCTGCATCTGTGAGAATCGATCTTCGCAAGAAGGAAGATATCAAAGACAAAGAAGGCGTATCAGTTGGCATCAAAGTAAAAGCTAAAGTAATTAAGAATAAAATGGCCCCACCTCTTAAGATGGTAGAGTTTGATATTCTTTATGGCAAGGGTGTTGATCAATTTGGATGTCTTTATGACATTGGTCTTGAAAAGGAAATCTTTACTCAAAAAGGTGCATGGGTTTACTATCAGGGTGAGAACTTTGCTCAAGGTAGAGACAACGCAATTGAGAAGCTTAAGACACGAGAAGATATTATTACTCAAATAAAGTCATGAATGAGAAATTAAATCCAACAACTTGTGCAGACTGCTCGTATCCACCCAACTTTGCAGTAAATTGTATTTCAAAGAAAACAGACGAAATACAAGTTTTCACAGTAAAATGCAGAGACTGTGGAGATGAGTGGAAAGAGCAGCTTGCATAATATGACTATGTTTCAAGAGTCTTTTAGAAAAAATCCAAACATAGAACAGATAGCTCCAAAGCTTTTTATCTATAGGAATTTTATCAAAGGTGATTTATTAGACAAAATAAACACTATTTTAGAACAACACATAGATAGTCCAAATGTTGATCATAATGTTGATTGGTATTATTCAAGATTCACTAAATCAATTCCAGAAATACATGAAGTCTGGGAGCAAGCTAGTGAGTTGATTTACCCAGAACTATCGATGCATCCTCAACTCTCTATGCTTAGAGCAAAAGTTGGTGATCCAGGCATGTATTATCATTCGGATGCTCCTGGAAAACCACATGAAGATTGTGGACCAATTTGTGGCACTTGTGATATAGCATCAAAAGTTTTGATATCCCCAGACATGTGGAATACATGTTGTAGGCTGCACTATGGTTTGATTGTGTACTTTGGTGAATTTGAAGGTGGAGAAGTTTATTATCCAAACTTCAACAACAAAGCAGAATATGTAGGGAACTTTAGCACCTTAGAAAAAGGTGAAGAGCTTCGCGTTAAACCAGGAAATGGTGACCTCATAATTCATGGTGCACATGGTGATTATTGCCATGGGACGAAAGAAATTACAAGCGGAGTGCGATATGCTTTTTCTAATTTTGTAATACCTTCACATACTAACCCGGGTACATTCTATAGTTACAAAACTACAGAATATCAAAATCAAATAGAATATATTAAGGGACATCCCGATTCAAGATGGGAAACCTGGACTAGACCAGTGAATGGATTTGTCTGGGAAGAGCCTGAAGCAGTTTTGGAGGATAAGAAAAATGGAATAACTGGAATAAGATATAGGGATCTAGATTAAGGGTTTAAGCTAATGAGACTACACTGGATGCATATCCATGGTCAAAGTAACCTAGATGGTCTGAGGGATATTTCAGAAATTGCTGATACATGTAATTATTATTCTATTTTACTTGTTTATCATTCATTAACTAATGATAATTGGATAAAGTGCGCAAATATAATAAATACAAAACATAAATTTAAGTATCATCTTGCAATAAGGACTTATTCTATTAGCCCAGAATATTTTGTTATGATGTATAAATCATTTAATGAAATACAAAAAGATAGAGTGATGTTTAATATAGTAGCTGGCGATATCCATGATTCTGAATCGTCAGTAGACGACATTATTTTAGGTAAAGAATACTTTGACACTACTCAGAAAAGAGTAGATTACACGCATATGTGGGTAAAGAAAGTTTTATCTATGCTTGATAAAGAAGATATACCTGAAATTGTAATGTCTGGAATTTCAGAGAAAACTCTTGATTCAGCTGCACTCTTTGCTGATTACAATCTTTGTATGATGGATACTTATCTTGACAATCCGCAAATGTTTAGTAGAAATAAAAATAGAATGGCATCTGCTGCTCTAATAATAAGAGATACTTATGAAGAAGCAAAACGTGTTATGGATGAGATTGAACAACCACATCAACAGAGATGGACAATCTTTGGAACAGAACAGCAGGTCATAGAAAGAATTAAATATCTAGAAAGTATTGGCGTAACAGATCTAATGATACGAACCCATAGAAATGATGATCAATATCATCTTATACATGAACTAGCAAGAAAAAACAGTGGAGTAATTTAATAAAATGAAAAATATATATTTAATTGGAGACTGTCACTTATCTAGGGTTTCTGAACACTATGATCAAAAAGAAGCTGATGTAAATATGATTTTTTGGGGTAAGGCAGCGAAGAAGATTTGGGACTTAGATTTTAAGGCAATGCGCGAAGAAGGAGAGCTGTCTTCAGGTAAGGAAGCACAGATGTTCCCTGATGACGGAGTAATTCCTTTTTCGGATATAAAAGATGAAAGTATACTTTTTTCATGGTTTGGATATGTGGACGTAAGAACATTTCTATCCAACTACGACAACGCCGATGCTGTAGCGAGAAAATACATACAGCAGCTAACAAGTAATTTCAAGCATTCTAGAATTGTGATAATAGAGCCACTTCCTCAGTTTACTGAGATGCTCCTCAAGTATGAGGGGATCAGCCCATATTACACCTATGAGCAAAGATTAGAACAGAACAAGAAGTTTTTAGATAGTCTTCGCACATATGCGTACGAGGCCGGCATAACTGATTTTATATATCAGTCAGAAATACTTGAATGCCTTGGAGTAAGTGAATTAACCCCTAGCATGACTCATAACAAAGCTCCACACCCAGTAGACGGTTTGCAAGACGAGTATAGCGAAAAGATCTTGAGTTTGTTTATCGAGAAAGCATTAGCGTTCTAAATGATTAAATTAACTAAAAATATTTTATTGTTTACAGATTTGTTTGAAGATATAAATCAAATATTTGTACATTTGCAGAATGCTCATTGGCAATTTTGGGGTAAAGCAAATAATGAAAGAAATGGTGAACTTACTTTCATAAGAGAAAATAAAGATTTATCTGAAATAATAAACACCGCCAATCAAAGATGCCTAGACCAATATATGGATGAACTCAATATTGATAAAACTTTGTATTATAACGATGGTCCTGATATCTATGTAAGAAAGTGGAACTATCCAATGAGCGGAATGGATGCCCATAAAGATTATACCCATGATCACGACGGAAATATAAAGTCAGTTGAATACACATTATGTGGTTATCTCAACGACGATTATGAAGGGGGCTTATTGGAATTCCCGGAACACAATATCTCACTCAAGCCTCCAGCTGGTTCTGCGATTGTCTTTGATTCAAGCGAGTTACATCAAGTTACAAACCTAATAGATAGACACAGATACATGTGGTCTTCTTTTGTTCATAAGAGATAACGGTTCCTTTGATCCCCCGCCCCAAATCCGCGGCGAATTATTTTTTTTATTTTTAATAATATTAGTTCTTATGGTACTATGTAAGTATGAAGAAAAACTATCTATGGGGGCTTCTAGGACTTGTTTTGGGAGTTACTATTGGCGTTATGAATGAACATGTCTTTAGGAAGATTCTTTCGTTCTTTGTAACGTCTAAAGATCCCCACTACGATGAGTATGGTATTTCTTCATTTGCAATTGGCGAAAATGAAGAACTAGAAAAAGTTGTTACCATTCATAGCGACGCGAATGGAAATCTTATATTCTCCGCCTTTGAGCCAGAGGAATGGGAGATGATGAACGGTATATGTGAAATAACCGGTAGAGACATCAATGATCTCATTGAGGATATCGAGGCCGACGACAAATCAAGAATATTAGTAGTTGACCCTACGGAGTTTCCAGATGATGACGAGGATCCCTTTGGGATGTTTTGATAGACATATATAAAGATATATAAAATATCTAACATATAAAAACATATAAAAAAAGACCCCCATCCACTACGGACAAGGGTCTTTTATTATTTTATATAGGTTTTTAGAAGTCTGAGCTATATTCGTAGTTATCCATATCGTAATTGTCATAGCTTGAGCCTATCTGTACTGAAGCTCCATAATAAGCTTTGATACTGACTGCATCTTCAAACTCATCTCCAATCCACTGTAAGCAGTCTGGACAACGTAGATTCATATCATACATATCCTCTGACACTATGATTTCTGATGAACAGTATGGGCAATCTATAAAGCTTGACATATTCTTATCTTTCCCTTCGCCTTATTAGGCATTGTTGTTATGGATGTTTGTACATTCTACGATATAACGACTGACTTATAATACACACCTGTATGAACCAAAACAACTCCTGATCAAACTTTTTTATTGCGGGCGAATCTTTAATGTCTAACCTATATAAACATATATAAAATACCTATAGGCCTAAAAAATAAGGAAAAAATATAAGGGGGTAATAGTGGGTATATGTTGAGCCTCAAAGGTTTTAACGAGCCCACCCGGGTATACCCCATCGCCCCTCTGTTTACAAGGGTCAACCGTTTACCAAGAGGTTGTTAATCACATGGTAAGTCTGGCACTACACAGACAAAGGTGATATGGATGCACCTACCAATACATCCCACTACATGTTCCTTAAGGAGGAGACATGTTTACATCAATCATTGAGTGGTTAGTATTCCTTACAGTAGTAGGAATGGTAGCATTTGCAGTATGTGCTATTGTGTATGCGTTTTACGCAGTAATAGCAACTGCAAAAGGTACAGTTAATGCAACAATAGCCTTGGTAGCAGTACTGGGCATGTTTGCTGCATTATTCTCTCCAGTAATACTTGATGGCATTATCCCAGCTAATAACTGGGGCATTGCTATTATCTTGGCATGTTGGTTTGCAATAGCGCCAGCATTCATGCTACTGAGTGTTTGGGCTATAGAGCGCAAGTAATCAGTTAATCAACTAAGAAGACCCTTCCATGGTAGTGCATGGGAGGGCTTTCTTTTTTATGGCTAGGTATAAGACATCTAGCTATGTCTGATTGGATCGACGTTAAATGTCCATGACCCCTGGTTATTGGTTACCCAGGACAACTACGTAACCAGAGAGACACTACCTCTCTATAATAAATAGTGTAATAAGGAGGTATTGCTATTTCAGCAAACTCAATCATCACAGATAAGCAATTCAATCTATTCATGCGGGTTATTTCTGCAGCTACAGAAGGGCGTTATTACCACGGTAATGGTGCACAGTGGTTCATAGAAGAAGCTGGCAAGAAGATTGCTATTGACACCATGTATGCAACAGCAAAAGAAGTACCTACATACGAAGGTACTGCTCATACCAGTTACAAAACAGCAAGCAATCTTGAAGCTTTCTTGCGTGTTTCAGAATCAGAGTTGAGCCACTTGGCAGTACACACTGGACAAAGCTTATACTGGTCAATTGATGAACTTGTAAAGGCAGCTGTTGACAACAGGGTCTTGTTCAGCAATGGTGGATACTACGTGTATCTTAACAATTACAACCGTGTTGTGTGGTTCATGCATGCATCTGGTCCTCGTGGCAGTGTAGACATTGTTACGATGTCAGAGCTTGCATCGTGGAAGTACATGCAATCACATGGCAATGAGCGTGTTAGTGAACACGTACGTCAGTTTATTCTGCAAAATGATGGCCTGAAGATAAGGGCTATGGTTAACGGAGTAAACTGCTAATTAAGTAAGCAAAAGAAAGATTCCCCGGGATGGTAACCCTCTGCCATCCTGGGGTTTTCTTTTTATGCCTAGTGGAAAGTCCACTAGTCAATGGCTCTAGGAGGGGCCATAATAATGAAAACGATAAATTCATCAGAGAGAGTTAACTCTCCTCAAGAAATGGCAGATGAAGAAACATACTACTGGATAGTTACTCTTTTAGCCGGCAATGCAGAAACAGGACAGGGTATCACTGTTAAGAACGAAAAGGGACTTCCTTACATTGAGCTTGTTACCAAGAAGTACGAGCGTGTTGTAGAGTTGGCTGAGTACTGGCTTAACAACGGTAGACTTTCAGATGATCGTCAGTTGTTTGTAAAAGTTGAGGAAATGGCAGTTAAGTCATCGGTTATTTGCGTTAAGTAATACTTACGTTAAATAACTAATGCAAAAGAAAGATTTCCCCTGGGGGCTTCGGCTCTCAGGGGTTTTCTTTTTTATGACTAGAGCTCAGGCTTTAGTCTGGTTAACAGACCATTTCTGTAGGGTACCATCCGATGCGAGGCATAGGTCACGCAGGGGGTAGGTGAACTGTCGCTGTAGCGGCATTGCCCGTGGGGTTGTTAGTCCCACGCCCGAGTAAGAAGAAAGGGAAATCATGTCAGATGACATGACTCCTTTCCAGCGGCCAAAGCTCAACATGGATGAGCAGGTGCGCGTCGTCAGGAACGTCGTGGGTGTAACCACCCTTGAGTTCCAGCGTCTCGCTCTGGAATTCCGTGAGGGCGGCTTGGACGAACTGGCAACATGGGCCACCGAAATGGTCCATGAGCTGGATCGCAAAGCCTATTGGCTCGGTAAAGCGGTGCGTGATCACAATGATCGCACCGGCGGAACCGACTACTAGGTAACGCTGGGTTAGTTGGGGATTAACGATCCTCGGGGCAGTGGTGACGCCTGGCAACAGAAAAATCACCAAACTAGAAGACCCAGGGGTTTGCATCCCTGGGTTTTCTTTTTATGCCTAGAACATAGGCCTTTAGAATAAGTGAAGGGAGGTGAAATGGAAAACGCTAGGAATGGCATATTCCCACATAAGTGTGGATGGCCATCCTGTGAGTTTGTAGTGCAATTCGACGATGAGCGATATTGCTTTACTCACTCACCAGACAGTGGAAGTTCCGAGATTGGCTACTCTGCAAGGAGAGATGCTGAACGCGGAATCATACGGTTCTGATGGGATGGTAGCCAACTGACTAAGAGTCGGGGCATTGGTAACGCCTGGCAACAGAACAATTACCAAACTAAGAAGTCCTTGGGGTTAGCATCCCAAGGATTTCTTTTTTATGCCTAGATTATAGGCCCTAAATAAAGGAGAAGAAAATCAAAACTATAATAATATTATTTATGAAGATGAAGTATTTTATATGTAACTATAATGCCACTACCATGAATAGGTTTCAGGTTAATAGGTGTGGTGACACCATAAATAGGCTTCAGGTTATTTTTTTATGACTAGTGGAAAGACCACAAGTCTATGACTCAAGGAGGGGTCATTATTATGGTTATAATAATTAGTATTTTAGCATTAGTAGTTATGACTACTGTTGCTAAGGAGATTAAGCGTGCAAAGCACACTTGGTGTGGTTGCTACGTACAACGTGCAGTTATTTCTTCATTAGGGGATATTTTCTCGTTAAAGAAGAAGAAGGGTGAGAATGGATTCTTTGCAAGAGAAGGTGAATTCTGGGAATTGATTCTTGCTGTTGTAGGTATTCGAGACGAAGGTCTTGGATATTTTAAGGGTATATATCATGAGATTTCTGATATTGCTTATGCGATTGGAAAGATTATTGGAAAATTATTTCATAAGGAATATATTTCTATTTTAGGAGATGGAGCTTCTTATGAAACAAAACATGGAAGAATGAAGCAGCAGGGGTGTTTTCGTTCAAAGCGTTTGCTTATAAACGGTGAATGTCCTAATAAGTAATTAAGGTGGTGAGCCTGGAGTTAGGTTTCAGGCTAAGGAAACTAGGGTCCTTCGGGGCCCTTTTTTCTTTATGCCTAGAGAAAAGGTCTCTAGATAAAGGGAGAATAATATGAAAGAGAAAGCGGTAATTGTTGATATTGATGGTACTTTGTTTGAAGAGGTGCCAGGTTGGACAATGGAGACTGATGCATGGTGGGTGGAAGAAACACTTAAGATGCGTGAGTTGGAAGTTGGAATTGGATTAATTAAAGTATTTAAGGAAATGGGATTTAAGTTGGTTTTCTTGACAGCAAGAGGACAAAGCTGCAAGAAGAATACTTTGATTAAGTTTAAGGAAGCTGGTATTGATAACTTGGTAGATTCGATGTGGCACAGGCCAGTTAAGTGGAATGGCGTGGCACCAGTTGAATATAAGAAGTTCATGATGCAACGGATTATGAAAAAGTATGATGTTGTGTTTGCTATGGATGATAGCGACAAGAACTTGGAGATGTTCAAGGGTTTGGGTATCAAGGTATTTGATGCAAAGAGGTGGTGGTGAGGTTATTGATAAACCTCAGACCAAAGAAATTAGGGTCCTTCGGGGCCCTTTTTTCTTTATGCCTAGGATAAAGGTCTTAGGTTAATACTCTCTAGGAGGGGAGTAATCATGTCAACAAATGAAAATAAACTTTCAACACCTCAGGTGTGGTTGGATAAATTCCCACCTTACACCAAGCAATTGTGGTTGGATTCAAACACAGTTGAACCCACACCATCAGCGGATCCATCACAACCAGCAGAAGGCGAATTTCGTTTTCTGTTGATACCACAAGATGAAGTTGGCAACTTTGATGAGGTACCGATGTTGGTGCTCATTTTGGAAGATCTTCAAGATGGGTACTTCAAAGTAATGCTTACTCATTGTGAAAGGGCAATGCAAACATACTCTGATCTTTACGTCACTAGTGAAGAAACAGGTTTGGGGTATGGCGTTTTCCTCAGCACTGCAATAGTTAATCCAGCTAATGTACACTGTTTAAGCAAAACTGCAGTAGGTAAGTTAATTCCTTCAATCATAGAATCTGGGTATACATACAATTTTGGACCTGATGATGGCTGGCGCAGAGGACGCCGGTTTTCTTCAAACCAATTTGTTGCACAACTAGATCCACGTTGGAAGTTTGTCCAAGAACAACTCATTGGTATGAAACACTTACTGGGCGATGCATAGATAGTTATCAAGTCAAAGAAAAGGGGGTCCTTCGGGGCCCTCTTTTTTTTATGGCTAGTTAACAGATCTCAAGTCATGGGGTCGGCTAGTTAAAATAACAAAGGAGAGAAACATGTCCAGATTAAACTGGATTAATTGTTCCAGGCTCCGGGAAAATGAACGAAGCTCTGTGGTGCATGTCAAGTGCATGCGTTGCAAGAAGAACGTTCATAAGACCGATGCCTGGCAGGCAATTGTACGAGGCAAGGTAAAGATTGTCTGGTGCACATCCTGCAAGAACAACGATCATCAGCCGGCTTTGTTCGACTGATTCACATTGTCCATTGGTGGACGTTAAATAACATGAACCCACCGTTAACCCAGAGGTGGAAGTAGCTAGTAGTCCCAGGGTAAGTCAGTCAGGCCTTTGACTGCAAGCGGCAATGATGATCCCGCATAAGTATCATCACCAACATGATTTCCAAGGAGGATATCATGGCAACAATCACATGTGGCTCTTGCAAAGAGAGTCACCCAACGGTTAATGAAGTCAAGCTCTGCTTCAAGCGGAACAACAACTTCATTCCGGAAAATAAGACCAAGACACAAGCTCCTGTAGCAAAGAGCTACAAGAGTGTCAAGACATTCGAGTACAAGAAGGATGCAGAGGAGTTCGTCAAGAACACCCCTAACTCCCACTTGAACGAGACTGTTAAGGTCAAGCGTATCAACGTCTGGGTGGAAGAAACACAGTCCTACGAGACGGTAGTAACTAAGACCTACACGGTCGTCATCTACTGATTGATTTTGAGTAAAGGCCTACTCATAATTAACAGTAAGAAGAGGGGGTCCTTCGGGGCCCTCTTTTCTTTTTCCCTAGTTAACAGGTCTCAAGTCATGAGGCCGCTAGGTAATCTCCAAGGAGGGGATAAGTAATGAATGTAATACCAAAAAGAAACAAGGAGGAAACGGTGTATAAAGACACTGTCTACGCAAAATTGAGAAGGGCACTTTACAATGCCGTCGACTCAAACAAGAAACTGCAAGAAACTCAATGGGATGAAAACGGACGATGCCATATGATTCAAACATATGGTAACCGTGGAATCATTGCAACAATGCAGCGGAAAGCAAATAATAAGGGATGGGTTGTATTCTTCTCTCTGTCAATACTCACAGAGAATAATAGCACTCCATTCATTCGTGACTTGAAGGTCAGATTGACTATCAACGAAACTCCAGATGGAGTAAGGCTATTGTGGTTTGTTAATGGTAAACCACAGTGGAGAGTTGAGTTTAGTCAAATGTTTGGCTCAAAGCAATTTCATCACACTGGAGCAATACTACAAGATGTAATGTATCAGATTCAGGATATATATTCTCCTGAAGATTTTATACCAATCTTGAAGTACATGAATGCACCAGAAAAGACGGGCTATGCTCCATATGGTTTGAGTCAAACCTTGATGAAGAGACTGTCAGGTGGAACGAATCCTAAGCAAATCTTGAACACAATCTATGGCAAAGATGGTCAGAATGGATTGAGCAAGAACGCATTTGAAGGTATTAACAGAATCCGTAGCTTTAGCAGATTTGCTGTAGCAGCTGAGATAGTAAGATACCTCAAGTCAATGCCTTCTTCGTTCTTTGATCATATTAGTATTCCAGTTTTTGATCAAGAAGACATTATGCATTTTGGATTGTCATATCAAGATGTTTCAGATATCCAATACTTCGTTAAGTATTTTAATCACAAGAAAATTCAAGATGACTTTTGTACAAGTATTAATGAATTTTGTTCTTCTGATTTTTATCTTGAACACATTGGTGAATACAATGGTGATTCTGCAATACAACGTTTCTTCAAGTTGGAAATTTGGCAGGAAGCACGTGATGCCGGCAGAATGTTGAAAGAAATAAAGAACAGAGCTATTCGACGAAACATCATTGCATTCAAGGGTACGGTTAAAGAAACACATGACCTTATCACGATTGAGAATGCAAAGTTGTATCGAGAAAACAAACAAATCAAATACACTGATAAGACTCTTATCCTGGATGGTCAACAGATAACAGATAATATTATTTCTGTTCTTCCGAAGACAACGTTTGATTTGATTCTTTGGGGTTCACAGCAGCACAACTGCATAGGCAGCTATGGAGATCGTGTTACTTATGGCACAAATACAATTATTGTTGGGTTCAAAGATACAACAACAGGTGATTGGATTGGCCATGCTGAACTAAGCAAGCAATTTGATAGCTTTGAAACTTCTTGGACAATTATGCAGTTGAGAGGCAAATACAACAAATGACTTAATGAGTCAGATGACACT